CTATATTATAAAATGCGCTATAAACAGAAACTTCATAGGTAACATTACCGTTATTTTGTATCGGCTGCGCGAAATGAATAGTTCCATTATTATAATCTACAGAGTATAAGCCATTAATATCTATACCTGGATCTATATTTTTAATTCTGTAACTAACTACATGGGTCACGGGAGTACTATCTAAATAAAAAGTGACTAATCCTGTAGAGCTTACATTCCATTCTCCATTAGAACCAGGTGTTCCTGTTGATGCTATAGGTGTAAGATCAAATTGACTGGCAGTTGTGGTTGCACTAGTTGTACTTCTTACAGATGCAAAAGTTAAGTTGCCAGTTAGGAATTTATTATTTGTTGGGTCAACTTGTTCTAATTGGAAAGTATATAAATTAGAACCAGCACTTGTAAATGTAATTGATTCACCTGTTATATTAACTATATTAGAAAATTCTGTTTCGCCATCTATAAAATTAACTTCTATTGGTTTTGTGTTAGAAGCGAACAAACTATCGTCTGGAATAACAGTACCTCTTACAATACTGTGATTGTCCCAATCGTGAGAATTAGCATTACCACTTACGAGTGTCATGCTACGATCATCTGTTCCTGTGCCGCTAGAAAATGCTTTTATTCTTGGCAGCGTAAAAACAACACGTGGATCTAATACAATTTTTTGTGTATCAATTTTACCAGTAACGAGATTTCTATCGAACTCCCAGAATGATTGATCTATAACCTTAAGGTCTCTTTTCTTACAAACAAGAACAGTTCTTCTGTCTGCTGCTGGAGCGATACCCAAATACACAGTTCCAGAATCAGGATCAAAAGTATATCTAGATGCTACTTTATCCCAATTAGAATCTCTTAGTTCGGTATCTCCATCTTGGAAAGCAACCTTGGTAGTGAATATACGATCCCCACCTGTAACAACCTCGTTGTCTGAGTCATACTCTACTATATCAAAAGCACCTATACCTTCAACAAATACAGGAGGATACATCCCTTCTTGTCCGTCGCCAAAGAAAGAACCATGGTATGTAGTCATGTCTTCATTTTTGTGATTTTCTTCAAGAACTAGAGGGATAAATCTATTGCTTATATTGTTAGTTGGTAAAGGTTTATTAAAGTTTTTAACTAGTTTCTTCTTATTTCTTAAAGAAGCAAAAAGTACACTTTGAGCAGTCTCTTCATATTTTGTAGCTTTTAGATGTTTTCTAGACTTAGAAAACCTACCAGGTTTTTCGTCCCCAACACCATAAAGAAACGAGCGCACATTGTAGTCTATAGGAACATTGGTTTTCTTTAAAGTACTGGTTCTAGTAGCACCTAATACTTTAGTAAAAATACGAGGATCAATTATCTTATCAGCAGCTCTATCTTCTCTTTCTCCAATACGTAAATCATGCCTAGGATCTACTGGTTCTACATCTGGTTCATCTTTATATTTTTCAGTACCGGGTGGAATCTCCATTTCATAACTAGTAGTCTCTGCATCACTAAGAGAGTTAAGTGCAACTATACTAACACTTTCTTTTTCGCCGTCAGAAGGAGTAGATAAATTAAGTATATATCCTCTATCTGTTAGTCTAACAAAAGGATTGTCGCCATCTAAACAAACTTTAATTTTTGACCCACCAACAGGAACATACCCTCTTTGTACACCAGTATCATCTGAATATCCAAATTGTAATTCCATACCTTTTTTGTTTAAAAAATAAACCTTGCTGTCTGCATTAATAGTACTCCCGCTGTAAGAACCTGGATGATTAGCCGTATCAAATTTAGAACACCATTCTATTTGCTCACCATTAACAAAAACTCTAATCTTTTCTTCAAGATTAGGAATGTTGGCAAACGGAAGTTTATATCTTAAAGTACCTTCTGGAAGGCTATCAGATTTTCTTATTCTTTCGCCAGGAGCATCAACAGTAAACTCAATAAAATCTAAATCCATTGGAGTAGATTCACCTTTTACAGCATCTCCATATCTTGGCCTTGGGCAACTAAAACTTCCAAAGAAAGGAAAGATAACATTAACTGATTTTCTAATAGGCTGTTCTGTAAGAGATACACTAAACTCTCCACCAGCTGGAGCAGAAGTAATATCAGTCTTAGTGAGACGATCTTGTTTTATAACAACGTCCCCTTTAAAAGCTTTCTTGTCTCGTTTCATAGATATCTTATGTCTAAGTGTTTTTACAGCTTCTTCTGTCTCGACAGAATTTAGAGATATATTATTAAAATTAACTACTTCTGGAACTTCTATACCATCACGTCTTTGTGGTTGTATTGGTAGCCATAGAGAGCCATCATTATAAGAAATAAAATGTTCTAGATCAGCAAGAGAAGATTCCTCGGTTGGGTTTTCAGATGCCCAAATAGAAACCTTCCTAACTTCTTCTTCGGAAGTAAAGGGAGTAGAAACAATACTGCCTTCAAGTTGGAACTTACGACCGACAATACTAACATCGCGAAGACCAATGGCATATCGAAGTCTTGGGCCATTGTTGGTTTCAATTGTATATGGAGTGTGTTGTTCAAAAACTATATGAATATATTGTGCTTTGCGCGGCAAGAAAGAATAAAAGCCTTGACCAGAAAACTTAGATGTTGCTGGAGATAAAGAAAATTCATCATTGTCTTGTTCTGTTACATAATCTTTTATTGGAACCTCATCTTTAATAGAACTATACTCTTTACCATTCTTAGATGTTTCAATAGTAGTAATTCTAATAGGGGTAGGTGTACCAAAATTAATTGGGTTAATATTAATATGATTAATAACAGACAATTCTTCAAGTGTAATAATTATATCTAATACAAGAGGTGTTGAAGACTCTCCACTTAGTACACGCTCATACTCATACCAAGTATTTGGTTCGTTATCACTAATAACTTCTATATCTTCATGGCCAAAAACATTAATTTGATAATTACTTCCAGGTTCTCCGTTACTGTTTGCATTGATAGAAATAGTCTTAACTGGAGGGATATCTGGATCGCCATCTAACGGGAGTAAAACTACACCCTCATCATTACTAACAAAACATTCTGCTGTGTCAACCAGAGGAGATCCTACCTCTATACGGTCGTTTGTGTTGAAACTATCACCAAAAAAATATCCTGCGCCAAGGGATGGGTCTGCATATAACAAATAATCTCCAAGTTTATTAGATACTCTTTTGCTAACTAATAAAGCTTGGTCGTACTCAGAGATAATAGAATTAAAAGAAGACGATATTATTTTATCCAGTGCATTGATTTCAGAAAACACAGCCTGTGTGTCTTTCAGAATTGACGATGTAAAGATATTATAAAACGATGGGTCGGCAGCAGCACCAGCATAAATCTCCATTACCGCACTAACAATAGACCTGTCTAATGATTCATAGAATAGATTTAAAGCCTCATGAAATGAGAATACAATATCAGACTCTAGCACCATTTTACCCGAACTATATAAATCATTTACAGATTCTAATAGTACTTTTAATCGTGCTAGCGCGATATCACTTGGGGGAGCTGTAAGATGCTTGTTAGTCATATTGCTTCCTAATCATAACTGGTTGCCAATACTGCATATTCATACAATTCAGATGATGATGACTGAGAGGCTTTGTTTCTGCGCAAAGTAATTTGCAAATATATATCAGATTCTATTGTAACATCTGGGTCTTTGCGCTGGAAATGCACTCGACCATCTTTATTGAGAAAAGCTGTTTTATCTTTATCTAACCACAATGTTTCTTCTTCGTTTGTGCCTGCTATATTAATATTATAATCACTTGTTCGTGGCGTATAAGCCACCATATAAACATCATTTAATGCAATGTTTTTAATCTTGATCCACATTTTTGGTGGTGTTAATGTGTATCCAGAAAAACTAGTACCATCAGAAAAAGCTATCTTCCAATCAAAAGTTACGTTAACACCAGATAACTCAGCAAAAGCATATTCCCAATCTGTACCGACAGTTAAAGCTTCTCCGTTTTTATATACAATTATAGGATCGTCTTGGCCAGCAACCCAATCACTTGGAATATAAGGACAAAAACGTAACATAGCAACATCGTTAATAATAGTATCAGTTTCTCGTTTGGTAAAAATAAGTCTTTCGTTTATTTGAGTAGATTCACCAATCTTTAGAATAGGAAATCTAGTCTCTTTGTATTTAGGAGATTTGTCTATTTTGATTATTTCGTATTCTATTGTATTTCTATCTATGTCAGTACTAGAAGATTCATCTGTTCTAATAGCAACCACACCAGGATTAACTACACTAAGCGGTTTTGATACAAAAATACCAGTGTCTTGATATATACTATTACCGAACCAAACATTATCAAGCGTGAAAGTATACCTAAAAGCATTGATTTGTTTTGGTACTTTAACAGGAACATTGCAAAGATCGGCTAATTTCTTAGAAGCAAGTGCATCTCTTGATATAGGAGCTAAAGAATCTTTTCTTCTGAGACGATGAAATTTATTTTCGGCGAGAAAAGCCTCGTGAACATCTGATTCTTTTTGAATAACATAATCAGATTTATGGTATGTATAAACGGCAAATGTAACCTTGACGGTTTGTACAAAGCTCTGCGTAAAATCGATTCTTGTTTTACCATTAACTTCATTAGACGAAGTGTCTAAGCTAATTCTGTTTCCATCTGGTGCAATCCCCTCTATGTCTTCAACAAAGAAAGGTTCTTGTGTTCCTCCTTCAATAATAATATAACTAACATCTTGTCCACTACCAAGGTCAAACTCCATGACTGTGGTAACTTTAGGAACTATAGAAGCAAGGTATACGTTTCTAGACCAAAAAGTTCCGCGTTCACCATCAATAATATTACTAAGCTCATTGTCAATATCAACACTAATTTCTGTATTGTGAGAATTATTATCACTGCTTAAAACAACACCAACCGGATACACGACAGGATCGTTATTAACATCAAGTATTAGTTTTTCGCCGCGCTCAGAAACAATAGCAGAGGGAAGTTCAACTTCAGTTTGTTTTTTATATGTACGATTATCATAATATAAAGAGTCAGATCCAAATTCAGTTCTAGGAACTTGCAACAAAGAAGAAGAGGTAAAAGAATTAACTAATACCTGACTAAACTCATTTGCTTGGTTAGCTAACCATTCAAGTCTAAGGATATTATTCTCTTGTTCTTTTAGCCCTCTTTCAAGATCAGCTATCATGTTTTTTACAAGAAGTTCATTATGTTCGTCTAGCTTATTACCTATCTCGTCAACTTGAAGGAAAGCAGCCTCTACGTCATTCTTGTAAGATTGCATCATTACATTGTGAGCATCAGAAGAACAAAGATTCCACACTAAAGCCCTTATCTGCTCAAACGAAGGTTTTGGGGCAGAATCATTTACAATAACAGAAAGCTCTTGTAGTTTCTCTCTATACTCTTCAGCATTACGAACAGTACCTTTTGCTTGTAAGTCTTGTAGCAGGTCAGCAATTTGTCTAGCCTGCACAGCAGGCATAACTCTTAATATGCTACTTAAGTATTTGCTTGTCCCCATTGAATGCACCTCTTTCACAAAATGTTATACCAGTCTCTCCATTGGCCAGTATATACAACGTGATCCAGAGACCAACATGTTCGCTTTTAATAGGCATGGTATCTTTTGTGGATTGATTAGTAAGTTCTATTGATATGATTCCAGTAGAATTAGTAATGATAATATTCTTACCAAGGTGTTTGGTATTTACTTTTGCCTGGATAACTCTAGCAGACCTAAAAGATTGTTGTGGGCCAACAGACAATGATGCCATGTATCGATCATACTGATGCCATTCTGTATCAGGAATAGACATAACGCCGCATAGAGTTCTTTGAGAAATCTGTACAGAAATAATATCGTCAAGTCTACCTTTGCTCCAAGATGCTTTCTTTTCTTCTATGTCTAAATCAGAGCCTCGTTCGGTAGTACGATCTTTAAAGAATTTTACCCAAGCTCCCATGTAACGCCTTATACGGTTCCACCAACAATAGGAAGGTCACTCATATTACACCTATAGGTAGTTCCAGCATTGCCGCCAGTCCACTCTACAAATGTGTAATTACCACTGACTGTTTCAATTGTGTCAGCATCTGTATATATCTCAATACTGGCAACAGTTCTATCTGTTCCATGATGAACTTGTGTAGATAACCTACGATAAAATGTTTTTGCATTAACACCAGAGGTTAATTGGTTAGTTGTTGGCTCCATAAAAATAGTGTCAACACGTATAATAACGTTGGATGCATTTTTATAAACACGGGTTACATCAGATTCTTCTACAACAAATACTGACATAAAATCACTCCTTATTCAGTGACGAGATCGCCCAAAGCTTCAATTTGCTGGGCTGTAATATCATTAGGCAGATCATCAACTTTAATCAGATGTACCTCTACCTCAATTGATTCTTTCATAAAGTTTTGAAATTCATTATCTTTATCTTCGCGGGCTTTAATAGCAGCAGCATACACTGGCTCTTCACGCAGCTCATTAAGTGCTTTAATAAATTCAGCGTTCCTCTCAACAACTTTAAACTGATTGTTTGATGTAATCGGATTGCCATCTTCATCTTTATCTGCATATTCTTTACACAATTCAACTCTTTCTTCTTCAAATTTTCTGAGATCATCTGACATAGAACTAGCCATATGTGCTTGTTGTGCTTTCTGAATAGCATCTTTTTCCACTTCAAGAATACGTTTGTTTTTTGCAATACCATACGCACCCTTGGCACTAGTTTTTACATTTGCCAAAGAATTTAAAGTCGCCCACATTTGAATTGAATTTTCTCGTGTTAATTCCATTAGTTAACTCCTGTTGTTTGTTTAAAGGGTTATATTCACATCACCAAATATTGCACATTACAGACAAAAGTGCAAGTAAATATTAACCTTATTATATTTTAGCACAACTGGGGCTAGTCGGGTTTGGTTGGAAAAACCTCATATGCAGGAGAAGGAGTCGTGCCAGGAGACCTTTTATTTTTATTACTAACAGCCATTATGATGTCGCCGAATATGCAAAAACTATTGCAAATGCTCTGTCACCGGCACTACCTGGAGATGCTGGTATCTTTACATCTATTTGTACATGGGCTTCGCCACCGACAGGTATCTGTCCATCAACAGATGGAACACTACCAACGACAATAGAGTCTTTATCTAACGGTATTTGTGAATCAACATCACCAAGACCATTTTTAAAATAACTCCAACCGGCAGCAAACTTATTACCTGTTGTCCAAGGGCTATCTGGTGTCATACTCATTTCTACACCAGCAGATCCTGTATCTCCCCATCCCATAATAGTAGTATAATCATTGTCCTCGTCAACACCAGGATAACTACTGCCAACATATCTAGTTAGGTACACCGTACATGATGTTATAGGATTAACTTCCGCATCATGAGATATAAATATATCTTGGTGGCCAACATAATTACTTGGTGTTACGTCTCCCAGATCAGTTGTGTCTGAAAGTGAATATCCACCTGATGTCCCTGAAAGTGTTAAATTTATTGTCATTATTTTATCTCCTATAAAATATTTTTACAAATACTAGATTGGTGGTGTTACATCAACGTTAAATGAAAAGTTAGCTGCATTTCCAAACGGCGAAACCGGTGCGTCTTCACTTAACCCAAGACCACCTTCTATACTATTATAGCCACTATAACCATACCACCAGGAATAATATCTATCTTCCATAGTTATTTTTATATAGCATGATTTGTATGCATCAAGCCCAGTGACAGTAAAACTATTATATGCACCATTGCCATCAGTTAGCAAGTAGTCATTTGCTCTTGTCCATGGACCTGTTTCTGCTGATGCGTGCCATATGTCATAAGTAAATTCAGGACCTTCTTTTTGCCATTTCACTACTGTAGACCCAATATCAAATCCAGGTGTCATACTGATAATTCTTGGCTCGTAACCATAGAACCTAATTAAAGGATACACACCATAAGTAATATTCTCTGAAACTATTTGTCTAATGTTATCAAGAGTAAAATCATTAAGAATAGTATGTGGTAGTTTAACAACCATTACTGCATTAGATGGATATATTTGTCCGTTAAAAGATCTTTCACTATCCATCCATTGTATTTCTGGATTAAGAAGCTTAGCTTCTTCATATTTGTCAGGATCAATGCCGCCACCGTCTTCTCTAATATCAATTACAGAAAGTTTATTTTTATCATATGGTGGGTTTACAGATAATGCGGCCAAAACAAAATACTGAGAAAATACAGATGGTAATGTAAGCCCAGATCCAAGAGCGGCAATTTCATCACTAGCAATTCTGTCAGAGTTTGTTGTACGTTCATTAATAAAATTTACCAACTCAACAGTTCTGCCGTCAGCGATATTAATCAAACCATTTGTTGGTACTTCTGTAATACTAGATGATAATTCAAACGCAGTGTCTGTTTTGTCAACATACTTAAAGTATCTATAATGACCAGACATATCCTTAGCTCTGAGCCATCCACTTTTTGGGAATCTATCTGTTGAGGCTACAGTAAACATATGACTAGGTAAAATTTCTACAACAGTAGCTGGCGATTGAGCACTTGCAGTGGTGGTATTATCCCATGAATAATGTAGTCCTATTACGCCATTTATAAAATATCCACTGGTACTGCTAATTACTGTATTTTGTGAAAGATTCTCATTGCCACTAGAGCTGTCTTGGTTTGTGCTAATTATCTTACCAGAGCGAGCAACTTTAACCCACATAATAGAAGCTGTTTGTGATGTTGAGTTTCCATTTGCAGAGTTTTTAGGAACAAGATAAATTACATTTGTTTGTTTATGAACGTCCTGATTAAAGATAGGATTCATTGTTAAACCAGTTAGAAGGTAATGGTTTTCTTTATATGGATAGTCGGCATATATTTTATAAGAGTCTAAGATATCAAAATCTACATTAACAATACCAGAGGCTCTATCAAACCCAAGCAATCCAGAAGTTGACCACAGAACTTCATCCCCATTTACATCTGTCACTACACTTCCATTAAAATCATAATAATTAGTACCGTTTAAACTAGAATTTGTTGTTATTGCATGCTGAACAACACCGTCTTTTTCAAATATAATAGATATATAATTAAATGATGTTCCAGTTTGTATTTCTTGATGTGGAAACTTTAACAGTCTATCATCTATTTTTTCACATTGTACAGCAGCAATAAATTTATATGGTTCAATAGGGGTAAATGCTTGGTTGGTAAACTCTGGCATTTCATATGTGGAGGCGTATCCATTATAAGTATTTTTAAATTCACCATTAACTACACGTGGGAACCATGGTTGTGTATCAGTATAATCAGTAGGGTGTTTTACAGATATCCTTTGAGACTCAAGATATTTAATAGCAAACTTACTAGTAGTAGGGAGTTGCACATTATAGTTTTCAAGATAATATGCATATACCCACGGCTTTAAATCGCCCGGCGTAATGTACCAAAAATCATCAGACGTTGCTGGCAAATAAGCTTTCTCATTGTTTATAATTTCTGTATATGTAGTTTCTGTACCACTTACAGATGCTGTATATTGAACAAAGTAAATTGTGTAAGTATCATTTGTTGTATCAAAAACATTAGTAAGAGAATTAAATAAATTATAGTTAGATACTGTACTTGTTGGGCTGCCAGTAGTCTCATCATATACATATTCAGGAACAGCTTTCCATTGGTCAGAACCAACCTTATTATAATTAGAATCAAATATTTGTATTGATTCTGGAATAACAGTAGATGGTAAATTATGCTTATAGTACAAAGGAAGATATCCAGATTCAGCTTCAACAAATTGTTGTGTAATTAAAAAATTAGAATTAGCAACGTTTACATTCTTAACACTAGTAGTTGCTATAAATTCTTGTGTTGTACTTGTTCTTGAGTTCGCTGGCAAAGAATCACTGCGATCACCAATAAATAAATTAACTTCTGGAGTTATTTCTTGTGAACCAACATATGCCAACTTAGTAGCATCTGCTGTTGGTTCTGCCAAGTAAACAATTTTAGCAATACGTTTCTTTACGTTCTGTCTAGTACTAACATTAAAAGGAGTACCAGTAACACTAGTTAATCTAAAACTAAAATTTGTAGAAATAGTTGTCATTTAACAAATCCTATGATGCTGTTATTTTTAAAGTGCCGCCGCTGTTCCATACAATACCAGCACCCCCACCAGTCGGATCAACAGTAGGAAGTCCACTCATGACAAGGTTTCCAGTGCTTGTTGATGTATCTAATTTAATATTGCCACTTGTAGTAGTTTTTAAATGCAGATCACCTTGAGCAACAGTAATGTTAATACTATCGCGAGTTGAAAGCCATGCGTTTTGCCACCCAAGAATAAGTGGTCTAGAATACGTGGCACCAGTTTTTGTATTAAAAATAAATCTACTATCTGTGGCTCCAGTTTTATCTGGAGAGTAAAATATACCAGTTGGTGTGTGTGTGCCAAAAGTACCAAGTCCACCAGAATCGTTTAACCAGCCCTCTCCTTCTGTAGTAAAAGAAGTTGCTTTTCCATCGCCAGTATCAGAAAAGAAAATAGCATTAGAATATACATTAAAAAAATCAGAACCAACAATACCAGGAGAAGTAAAATACTCTTCAAGGTCTTCAACATTATTAGCAGCTCGTAATGTAGCACCACCAACACTATCAATAGTATTTGTTGCTCCGTCAACCCATGGAACACCACGAAACCTAAACTCTCTCATTTGCTCTGGAGCAAAACGTAAAGTTGTTCCTGGTGCATTACCATCTAGATCTGGTGTGATATCTAAAACATCTGTATGATCAGTTTGACTCATTTTTGCAGGAAGATTAAAAACATCATATGTAGCACTTACAGTCCTGCAGCCTAAAAGCATTCTAATATAATTTGGTTCATTTCTTTGACCAAGATCAAATCCTAATACAGCACCATCCCACTTCTCATATGTTCCAGGGGCAGCTTCGTCATAATAACCTCTTAAAAATAAAGGACCGCTAGTACCAGAATATATAGAAAGAGAACCACATGCTTTTTTATCGTTTGCATAATTTGATCCATATCTTGTTGTGGCAGCACCAGTGTGTCTCAGGCCAAATCCACTTCTGTACGCTCGACCACCTGTAATAAAATCACCATCGCCCCATAGTCCAGAAAGTTTTATACATGCATTTTGATCTTCACTAAACCCATCTGTATTGCCACCACCGAAACTTACAGCAAAACTATGATGTGCATATTCTGCAAAATCACTACCAGGTCTAAGAACAAAACCACCACTTCCATCACCTAAATAATCACCAGTAAGAACAAAATCGCCTCGCATAGCATTACCAGTATTACCAGTTCCGGTACCATAGGTGTCGTTAACATCGTTATCCATATAACCACCACGATGTAAATATTGAGAATGTGGATTTACAGGATAATTAGATTCAGTGAACATATATCTTTCAACATCAGCAAGACTATTGTCTATATCACCAGTATACCTATCTTCTAGATTATCGTGAGACAATGGTACAGTATACCCAAGAGTTGGGTTATCAGTTAGACCGACATGTTCATTATTCCTAGTCATCTGCATAAGATAATTAATATTTTCTGCCACGCTACTACCAGAAACAATAACTCTATATGAAGAACTACCAACTGTTAACCAATCTAATGGAGTTTCAAGCGTAAGAGAATTAGCATCTTTATATTTAAATGTTATTTGTGGTACTACCCTGCCTGTTGATTCTGGGCCGTCCCACAATAAACAAAAACCTTCTGGGATCGTATCTCCAGTAGAAAGACCAGCTCCTGTTATAGCAGGTGGTAATCTATATAAAGATGTGTACCCAGGTAGGTATGCCCAAGTTGAATCGTCAGCATCAGACGATGCCAAAGATCTTTGTCCATATGCATTAACATCAGATGTACGTGTTTGATTCGCGACAGAAGGAAAGGTAAGTGTGTAGGTTGTTACACTACCAACATCTCCAACTTTAGCTACAGTACAAAGTGTTGACTCTTCCCAGTTTGGTATAACATTTTGTGTACCCCATGGAACGCCAGGGCCAAACATATTAAGATTACTTATCGTAAGTGTAATAGCAACAGAAGTAACCTCGTATGCAGTGATTACACCTTTGTAATAATCAACATAAAAATCACCATCAGCAACAACAAGTTCTGGAGATGCTTTTTCTGAATTTAATACACTGTCTGTATCTCCAGAAACAGAAACATCTGACCATGTTAACGCACTGATACTAGAAGACTTACTTGTTTCAGTAAGAGTAGAATCTACCTTAACCAAGGGGTAACCAAGAGTCCATGAGTTTCTATCTGCGGCCAAAACAACATTTATAGAACTTACATTCTGTTGGTTCCAACATCCACCAGCTGGAGACATCCAATCAGATGGACCAACACACCTAGCAATACTAGCTTGACTAAGATTCTTTAAGCTTAATCTATATGCTCCACCAGAACCAGTGTGGCTAGTATAGTCCCAAGGATCTCCAATACCCAATGACATGCGCGAGAATGCGCTATCTGTATGTTTGACAAGTCCTGTAAATTTTTGTGCTGTTCCCTGTTCTCCTTTTACAAAATCAAAAGGGACCGGGAAAACATCTTGCATTTTATCTTGACTCATAATACCTCCTACGGAGTAGTAATCTCAAAAGTAAAACCTAATGTTCTAAAAGGAGCAGATGCCCATTCATCAGTTTCACCTGTTCCACCAACTAGATCAATTACATTGTACGGTCCAGAGTGTGGATTAATTGTAATAAAAGTTGCTCCGTCTATACCGGAAGCAACAGTGTCGTTGTCACCAACTAACTTCCATCCAAATGGAACTTTCTGGTCAGACGTATTTATATATTCACCAAGCATATATTCAGGAAGGGATATTCTTCCAATTACCGAGTCACTATATATATATTGATTATAGTATGGACTCCAGCAGTGTGCTTGGAATGTAACTAGTTTACTGGATACCAACCAGTATCCACCTATTTCATAAGAAGAACCTACTCCACAATCTGGTGCAGAACCAGCAGGAACTACAACTCTCCAAAACCCATCATATGGGTCGCTAGCATCATCAATTTGTTCCACTAGATATGGCCGCACAGGGACATAAGCGCCTAAAGAACCAGTTACTGGATTAACAGCTGTACTATCAAGAAGTGGACCGGTTGTTTCGTAGTTTATTAGTAGTACATCATCAAATTCTACGTATTCAGTTCCACCTGTCGCAATTGATGAAGTAAATGCAAGATAGATACCAGTAGCCGTAGCAGTAAAAGTAACATCAAATTGTTCCCAGGCTCCTGTAGTTCCACCAGTCCACAATGTTGTAGCATCATTTGTAACCAATGGTGCTTGGGTGCCATCACTTCTAGCCCAACCAGTAATTCTGTATTTTACACCAATAGTAGTTACTGCTAATTGATGAGCCTCCACTTGCACAGGAGGAGTTATGTCTATAGGAGCAGTAATCTTTAAACATTGACTTCCTTCATATGGTGTTATTGTGCTTTTTTCTATAGTTGTACTAGTAGATGTATCCCAAGCGCCGTTTTGCTCTATAACTGTTATGTTGTCGTATTCACTATATTCGCCAGCAGCATTTGCAAATGTTGCTAACGTAAAGTCTGTAGCTGTAGCAATAAAAGTAAATGATATATCTTGCCAACTAGAGGAAATTGTTCCAGTCCACATAGTTGACCCATCATGTGTAATTAATGGATACTCATTTCCAGTACCAGAACTTCTTGCTTTTCCAGAAACTTTATATGATTTTCCAATTGTTAAAACGTTTTGATATGCTGTAGCATATGTATTATGTAATCTTAAACAGTACGTACTGCCAGCTATGTCAGAAGATTCTCTAGATATCTTTTTAGAACTTAACCAAGAACCATTTTGTTCTAAAACTTCAATGTCGTCAAATTCGACATACTCACTTCCACCTGGGCCAGAACAGGTAAATCCAAGATCCACATCTGTACCACCAGATAAAAATGTTAGATTAAACTGCTCCCAGGTTCCTGTAGTGCCACCTGTCCATATTAAACTGCCACTACCAACCCATATTTTTGGGGCTTCAGTCCCATCACTTCTAGCCCATCCAGTAATCCTATATGACTTACCAGAAGTTAAAACGCTTTGCGTAACAGTACATGTGCCAGCGCCAACATCAGCTGTTAATCTTAAGTGCTGTGTTCCTTCTTGTAGCGGAGGTGTTGTATCTTTTGTTGGTGTACAGTCCCATTCTGACCAAGCAGCAACTCCAACAGCCTCCATGTCTCCATCAACAATTACATCAGTTAATGTTGCTTCAAAATTACCATCCACAATAGGATCTGTAGAGGGAACAGTTTCCATATCACCATCAGTAAGCAGGTTTACAGTACTCATTCCGTACTGTTGATAAACAACTACCTTCCTGCCATTAATAGGATCACCTTCAGAAACAGTAGCACCATCCCATGCTTCTAAGTCATGCTCAAGAATCATTTCTTGTGACCATTGTGCATAATCAGCAGCATCTTGCACCCAAGATGGAGTATCGGCTTGATACATAGAAAGTAAAAGAGCATCAAGATCTTCATGACCCATAATAGGATCGTCTTTTAAAATTTGGTATAAATATATTTCATCTTCTTTTCCAGTAAGCCCGGTTTCAGAAACACTAAGAATAAGCTCCCTGTCATCTGGATAACTTGCATGAGTAGAATTTCTTACAATAGTTGTATAAAAACCAAGCTCATCAGAAGACACGGGTGGTTGGTATGTAGTATAAGCGTCACCAGAAGAATCAGTTACAGATATAGAAGCACTATCACCGTCTAAATAACCCAAATCTACTGGGCTTATTGTAAATCCAACTTCCACATCACTTACAGGCACACTGCTAGCAGAAAGCACATTGGCCTTTAAAATACCGTAATCAGAACCTACAGTGATTGGACCATATTCAATTGGAGAAGCAGTCCCTAAAATCTTTTGTTTGTTTATTTCTAATGTAATAGTAGCAGCTTCAAGATCACTGTGTGATATACAAACAAACCCTTGATTCGTAGATTGTGTTACGGGATTAACATCAGCATCTATAGCAACAATACTCTGATCTCTATTAAGTTCTTCGTATTCTATTCTTGGCACTGTTGTGTAAGCAGCAACAATGTGTGTTCCTGAAGTTGGAACTCCACTTCCAGCGGCACTACCAAAATAAACAATACCTAAATCTTTATCTAAAAAGTATCTTTTGGTATTCGGATAAGACCAGCTTCCAGTAATTAAATCCCACCAAGAATCCATTCTAGTCCATTCTTCCCATGTTGTACTATTAGCAACATAAAGATGAAATGAACTATCAGCAAGAACAGGAAAATTCTCTAAATAAAACACCTGATAGTCTGAGCCGGTGGACAAACCAAGATACTCACATGCAGCTAGATCATTATATTGTGTTGGTATAACACCATACTGTTCTGAGTAGTCACGATTAAACCAAAGTCTTGTTGTGCCATCTATGGTGTTGCTATCAACTACAAATTCTCTTTTGGTAGTATCTACATTGGCCCATGTAATAGTGCCCAAATCAGAAACTGTTTCTAATTGAGTTCCGCTTGAGTATATCCCGGTAAATCTGTATCGTTGATTAATGCGTGTTTTATAAGTATTCTCTTTTAAAGAATCACGCTTAAAAGTAGCAGCAAGGATTGGCGTTGTGATATCTGGGGTGGTAGAAAGTTCAATATAATTTCTACCGTCGCGATTATCGCTTGTATTGATGTACTGAACTACGCTGTTGTCGCTGTAATAAAAATAATCAACATTATAACGATAGTAAAAACCATTACTTACAAACGGGTACCAGTGTTTTTCGCCGTCTTGCAATACCTCAGTAAAGTCACTAACATAAAGATCATCTAAATTTGCTGCGCCAACTCCAGAGCGAAAATAACTAGAAGCACTAACACCTTGTATAGATGGATCTGATAATCTCGGAAGAGATGGAAGTTTAAGATCAAAAGGACTTCCCCATCTCTTTATATCAAATGTCCAACCTTCAGGTATATCAAGAGGGTGTTCGAATCCAACATATGGTCTCATACTGGCTTCTCTGACAACTATTTGTTCAGTAGTTACTTTAATACTTGATCTAGTAAGCGTCATTATTCACCCCAAAATACCTTTGTTTCTGTAAATAGCTGATGATATGTTTCTGACCCTTCTGTGTTAAGAACAGTATTTATTTCAGTACCAGAGTCGTCTGTCTCGTGATTAAAAAGTTCATATTGAAAATCGTCATCTTGAAAAGTATATATCTTTATTGGAGTATAGTCTACTTCAAAAGGAAAAACAGATCCATGATAAGACACAGCTAAATCTCCTTGTGGAACAGAGTATACATATATTTTTCCATTTACGCGGTCAACCATATATTCTCCTTTTGCAGAAGGAGTGCCAGTAACCTCTGTTTTAAAAGTTTCAGTCTCATCAAAAACAAGACTTGTTTCAACGATATGTTGTGCTGATAATACAGTTAGCGAGTCAGTATCAATTGGATCACCCTGTACATAAATATCAGTATTGCCGTTAATAAGATTAGTAGAGTGTGTATTTGGTCTCATTCCAGATTCTATCGTTGCAGAAAAACATTGAGACGTATTGATAGCGGCAACCAAATCATCCAGAAAATACCCAGTATCTGTTGGTTGGTATGTCCTAATTGTAGAATCTATTACTCTTGTTCCGTCTGTACGATAATCACTATACAAAACAACCTTGTTTGCAAGAATATCAACTCTTGGATTTCTGGCTATTGGATTGCCAGCACTATTTAACTTAAGAGAAATAGTCATTGCTTTTTGTCTAGAATACCCAAGCTCTCTAGTAATACCATTGATAGCACCTTCGTATGTGCCACCATCAGGATGTACAGCAACGTCCATAATCCTTTGTTTAAATTCAGCATTTGTTTCTTCATCGAGACGATTTAAAGACACTAGATCTGAAATCAAATCAAGATGACTAACTATATTTTTACTTGTAGGTGTGCCAGTATATTCATTTATACTAGTGATTCTAAAAGCAAAACTTTGAAATTTCATATTGTTGCCCATTAAACAGTTACCCTAAGTGATGAATATTCTTCGTTACACCAAACTATCTTCTTCTCATAGTCTACCAGAAAGTAATCATGATATGTTTCAAGTAAATATATTCTTCCGTATTTTTTTAACCAAACACGCAAATCAGAATCTAAACCAATATCCTCTGGTGACCTTAATGCAGTAGGCAAAGATAGTTGTATTTCTGGTGTGATAGCAGGAACGAAGAACATAAATTTTGTTTTAAGTATTTCTGTTGTTTGAAATTTGTCATCAACATATTGAGCTTCCAGTGTAACTATATATTCTCCATTCTTAAGAAAAGTAATTGGAATCTTCATTTCGTCAAATAACCCATCATACCATTTGATGTTTTCAATCCAAGCAGTTGTAGTAGTTGGAAACAATGTACCATCTTCTGCTATATAATACTCAATACCATCAGGATCTCTTAGCGTCCACTGTGTTCTAGATGGAGGATCTAAGATAGCATTATTTCTAGTTCGTATTTCTGTAGTAGCTCCGCGTGTATATATCCATGTCTCTGCCCATAGATCAATTTTGGTTTCAGAACTTTCTCCATCCATGTTTTGACAATTGGGAAACTCTAAAGAAGTATCATATACATAAAAGTTATTGTCATCTACACCATACATAAATTTACTATTTGGTTTTAATACAAAACCATTAAGGTTTACATTTAAGTTATTCTCATCTAAAAGTTCTATCTCATAAAATGTATCTTTTTCGTCTACGCCAGCTCTGATAATATCAAAATTACTTACAGTAAAACTTTTACCCAATAAGGTAGAGCCCCATGATCTAGTACCAAGATCAATATAGAGTGGTCGCTCTCCACCTTCTGCTGGAACAAAAATATTTTGTGTATCTAAATGTCCATCTTGTGCAAAGGGGAATAGTTCAATTGTGAGATAAGCAGTAGAATCAACATAGCTAACCATGAAACTTTCTACAGACTCCCATTCGTTTACTGTTTTAAAAGTGCCATTGTATCTTAAAGGAACTGCTTCGGTAAGAGTTGTACCTTTTCTTGTCGTTCCTGTTATATAACATTTGGGATAATATATTTTGTCAACTGAGCGCTTTTCCCATGTATCATTGTTAGAAATGGTTATATACAAGTGACCATTTATCGGCATTGAGTTAGGGGAAAGACTACTAATATTAGACACAAGAGTTGTAGGTAATACAGACGAGTAGGAATAGGATGTTTCACCGTTGCGAATCCGTGATGTAATACAATTGTAAGCCAATGTTTCAATATCGTTATTTTCAGCTTGAGTTATTTGTTGTTCTGAACCTTGTATGGTTGCATAAACATTCGGTGGTACGTATGTTTTCTCCCCAGAAGAATCTTCTGTGTAAGAGAAAGACATGTCGTCTGGTAGCTGTAGCCAGTGTAATATATCTAAATCATTTAAATCTACAGTAGAGGCAAACATATTAAAACGCTCTTGAGTAAGCATTTGTATTGTCTCTTGTATGTATCCAGCAATAGGATTATATAATTGTTGTCCAACAGACACTGGGCTTTTACGTATCTGTGACCACGGCGGCGCACGATTAAAAAGTCTCTGGGTGACCCATGAACGAGCATATCTATTGCTAGGATAAGTACCTAATACCATTACTGATTACCTCTTGTAAGAAATTGAATACCTCTATGCCTACCACTAGTTTCTAAAATAACTCTTTCGTTGTATAAAGGTTCTACTTCATCACCTGTAAGTATATTCCTAACTGTTCCTTCTGATACAGGATCAGTCCTATATCCATATATTTCTTCAAACTTATTAACCGTGCTTGCTCCAATACTAAAAGCATAAGGTGTAGAGTTCAACATTTTATCTATAAGATCAGAGAATATAACAGTTTCGCCAATGTCAGTTTGATTCAAGTAACTCTCAACTGCATTCCTCATGTCTTTATATCCTTGTGCTATTTGTGTAGAAGTAGCTTTTGGATTCCAAGAAACCGAAGCTATTAATTCTATTCCTATTGGCAGCGGCGCTAAAACAAAAGGACGTATACCATAGCCACTAACCAGTTGAATTGCACTAGCAACTTCTTGTAGTAACCTTGGGCTCGTTGTTGGAGTAAAACCTTTAACATAAATAGAGTATGTTCCAGGTCCCTGTTCACACATAACTTCAGTAATATCATTAACACCAGGAATACTAAGAGCAGCTAGTCTAATTGCAGCAAATACAGCAAGATTCTTTGCCGCGAAAACTTGTGATAATCTATAGCGGTAAGAAGAATCACTTTCTCTATCTTCACCGTTGGAAATAGCGTATCTATTTGTGCATTTTAATTTAGACAAATCATTTAATGTATAATTGGTAAAAGAATGTTGGTTCAAAACATTCCTTGGAACGTCAGATCCAAGCCCTTCAATGACTGCCCTTACCGGGGCATATACGAAAGACTGACCAGCGAGACAAACCACATCTGCAGTGGTGTTGTATTGTATTACAGGTTGGGACTCAATACCTGGAGTAATAACAGTGCCATCATAGGGGACTGTTTGAACTGTAGTTCCGGAAGGTATACGTATGTCATTGGCATTGTTTATGTCACCAAACGTACCAGTAGCAACATAAAACATAAAGTTGCCACCTTCTGATTCTGCATGTGTAGACTCATGTCTTGGCAGATTCATCATGTCGCCAAAGAAATCTAAGAATTTACCATCAGCATATTTAATAAATGCTTGCATGAGATTGATGTCGAAGATCCTGTGTTGGCCTTCTTGCTCTTGCGCGGCAGTATCAAGTAGAAATCTTGTTTTAGATCCAGGAGCAAGTTGCGTTATATTTGTTTCAGCGCTTAATCGCTCTAAAGAATCCGATACAATTTCTCTTCGTGTTCTTTCGAAAAATACCATTTGTCAACTCCTACTGTATAAAATATGCGTGATTTTCAGAATAATTATACAAAATATTAATACCAAGATATTCACTGCCAGCGTTTTGCGCAGTAGCAATTACCTTGATAGTTATTCTCAACATAAGTTTGTCATTCTCAATTGGTGCATATCTTACTTGTACATCAGCATTATGAACAAGACCGTTTCTTGTAATAGAAGATATGATTCTAGTTTTAACAGCTTCTGCGGTAACCTTGTTGTTTGGTTCTCCAACATAATCTGACAAGCTAGCTGATATATCAGGGTACAATCTCCAATCGCCAACTTCTGATTTAATACGACTACGTATCTCTTGATAGATAGATCTTAGTGGGTCTGCATAAGTATCCATAATATCGCCATCATGGCCAATAACTAAGTCTCCTCGTCCAGTCCACATAAGGTCTGTTCTGTCATAGATTTGTGGCATATTTACGCAGCTCCAGCAGCAATCGTTCCACCAATTATAGCACCCATCATAGCAACTTGCTTAACAAGATTAACTACTTGTTTAACAGGAGGATCGATCATATACATTGCACTAGGCGTTGCCATTGTTGATGGCAAGATACCCATTACAGAAGTTTGAAATGTGAATAAACCACCTATGCGAACCTGATTAGGACTCGAAACAATACTCATTGGTCCTGCTATAGAGGTACCACGTTCGTCTACCATTATTCCATTATCTTCAGCTGCTGTTAATCTGACTGATTTTTCAGATACAACAATACCCGAATCAGAGGACGGATGTGATTTTATAGTTTTTGGATCTGCCATATTTATTTTCTCCTTCTAATATTATACCATTACATCATGCCAGAGCCTGGAGGGGCATACGCAACGCCCTTCGCAACAAGCTCATTTGCCGTAGCAACAGCTTCGTATCTACCACTTTTTAATTGTTGCAATCTTCTAGTTATCAAAGCAACACCATTACTTACACTAGTGCCGTGATAAAACACTATAACTTCCCATGACTCTGTTTCTCCACCTGTCATGTTGGCAGGAGAACCATAAAACATAGCAAGCTGATCTTCTGTACCTATAACAGGAATAGGACCAGTTTCACCAACAATATTACCATTGTTATCTAGTAGACTCATAGTGAAGACATATAAATCTTGGTATGATTTTTTAATAATAGCTCTTGCTGTTTTAAAACGATCTACATCTAAATGATCAGTCTTGCTGATTACTTGATTAATCTTTTTGCCAAATTGTGTATGTCCACCAATCTTACCAGGCATTATGCTTCCTCCAGTCCACCAGTTGCGTCTGCGCCAAATAACTCATAAAAACCTTTTTGAGTATTAACAGAGGTTTCAAATATTTTCTCTGAAAGATCAAACCTATCCCATGCATCACTAAGATCATCCCAGTATTGATTCCATTTACCCTCGTATTGTAAGATCAATGAAGTATGATTAGGACCAAGAGAATTACTTAAGAATGGTTTACCACCAAGAGTTAATGGGGTTGCTAATACAGGAGCACCATCTTGTGTCCACATTGCAAATTTAACGCCCGCACTCAAAGCAAGAAAACTAACAGTCTTAAGGGCATTGTATCCAGGGATTACAGCGCCAAGTGCAAAGTCTCCATAAGTATACGACATTGCAGATGCTGCGACATCAAATACACTGGCAGTATAATAATCATTTGTTTCAACACAAAGGTCTGGTTTTATTACAGAAACATATCCTGTATCACGATTAAATATATGGGTAACAGCTCCTACTTCGACAGGTCCAGTCATATTAATAGATGCGTCATTAATAAAACAAACATCATAAGGTTTAATATTTTCATCACCTATAACAATTAATTCACCTTTATAGGCGTCTCTTAATGTTGTTGCGAAAATACCTTGGGCATATTTTCTTGCCATATCAGTAGTAACACAAGAAGGGTATTCTGCAACATAAGATCTAATTGAAGACTCTGGTATATTCTCATCAAGCTTAACAGCAAAAACACCTGCTCCACCCCTGTGAACTTTCTCAACATGCTCTACCACATCATCAGCATCATCATCAGTTATACTTCCTTCTTCTTCTGTGTAGTATATTTCTACTTCATTGTATGTACCATCAACAGATGTGCTAATCTCATTCTTTAAGATATGGTGATAACTGTCAAAATAGTGATAATTTCTAAACGGTACATATCTACCAAACAACTCACCAAGTGCAAATCCAGTGTCGTATCTAGAACCAGAGGTAAGAATATCGTTTACAAAAGCAGCTCCAAGAGTTGGAGAGCCACTAACAAATTTTTGTAAGTCATTAAGAAGACCTTTTTCTAATAGTCCATCGCCAGTAAAAATATTCCAAACATTATTGCGTAGTTTTGTTATTTCATTTTTTGCGCCACGAGACAAAGCAACTTCCATTTCACTTGGTGGTCTACTCCAATAGTGTTGCATTTTACTACCAAAAAACATTGTCATTCTTGGTTCGTGACCATAAGGAACTGCCATAGATATATATCCAGGATGACGAAGTTCATGTTCCTTAAATATTTCCCAAGGTGTTTGTTTTAATGGACGATACGCACAGGCGTTGTTCCAAAATGTATCCCAAGTTGAAGCATAGGTAGCAGGAGATGGAGCATATATATTGTCATCTTGTGGATAGTTTAAGAATTGGTATCTATTAAACACACTTTCTAATCCTCTTGTAGACCATTCTGAAAGTATATTCCTTGGTGTTAATCCAGCAAGCAGACTATCTCCTCTTCCGCCTGTCCATGAGTGTCTTGCAGATGCAGGGTTTGCGCGATGATATCTATCTTGTCTACCAAAGTTTGCTATGGAATCTTGTATGATCGCGCCGGATAAAGCTTGCTGAGATGAATAGAAAACAGGACCATCCTCTAAAGGACCAAGCTGAACAGATTCTAATTCAGCACCATATCCTTGACAATGAATTTCAATAATCTTACCGTTCTCTGCGAGAGCAACTTCAACAACTTGTCCTAGAAACCTTGTTTTTAAATGGTTTGGATTGGCTGCATACCCAAGACGAATTTGTACTTTAACACCATCTTGTAGGATCATTTTCTCAAAAGGGTGTTCTTGATCAGTGTCAGCAAAAATACCTTGTCGTTCTGCATCTTTGCCATACTTATTGACATCTTTGTCACTCTCACCAAATCTTCTTCGTAACAACAAACCACCTATATTGGTCATTCGTATTACAGCCATAGATGCAGCTATCTCTCTATCTTCGTGTATTTTGATTTCTTGTATAGCAGAGTAACTATAAAAATCATGAAAGGCTTTTAAGTGGCCACCACCAGCAAAGTCTGACTGTGCAGTGTCATCCTCTATAAAGAAGATTCTAAAAGTAGGGAAAGCCCTACGCATAGATAAGTCATTACGTTTTTTAGCTAGTGCAGTTTTAGATGCTACTTGAGCTATACGTTTCTTTTCTTCTTTTTCTGCGTTTTCGGTAATAAAATGAGAATATTTTAACGCTCTCGTGTCTGAAAATATTGCCTCAGCAGTATTGCCTATTGCTTCTGCGTTATCAGTAATATCTGCGATAGCATTTAAGGCAGCAGTTGCTCCAGGAACAAGAAAAGCCATAGCACCCAAAGCACGTGCACCAAAGCCAAACAGATCAACTGCAGATACACCAGGAATAATATCTTTAATATCATACCTATCTTTTTCTCGTTCTTCAGCTGTAGAGCTAAAAGTAGCCCCACCATCTTTTGTAGTGGCTAAACGATTATTGCCTTTAGTAGAATCACCAGGTACAGAAGTACCTTCTAGATCATTTCTTGCTTCTATATTATTAGCAAGTCTGTCTTTTGCAGGGTCAAGTGCTTTGCCAGCATAAGCTGCATCAACAGGTTCCAGAAGTGGATTTGGACCAAATGCAAGAAGCTTATTCGCTTCACCATACAGTGACTCTATAAGATTTGCATTGTACTTCTCGCCTACTCCTGAATCCCACTGTCTGTTTTCACGTATATATGGAGACAGTCTAGTGATAGCATCTAGGTATTTAAAGTTAGCACCTGATTTACTGTCTGCTCCATATTCTGTTGATACTTTCTTTTCCCATGAAGAGTAGCCATTGTTTACTGTATCAATGTCATCCCTACGTGTATATATTGGTTCCCAAGCTTTTCCACCATTTTGAAAATAATTCCAATAATAACTAAGGTTTCTTTCGCCTTCTGATCTTTTGTGTTCTGATGCTCTCTGTTCTAATATCTTTGGTAAGTTCTTTGACAAATAAGAACCACCAAGAAAAGATCCTTCTATGTATCTTTCTACAGATGCATAGGTATTGTTTACGTGATTCTCAAGACGCAACTCCATATTTTGACTATCTGTCATATTGGCAATTAATGGATCTTCACTAGAGTCATCATACACATAGTATTCTGGTGGCAAAGCAACTAGCGTACCAGGAAGATTTGGCATATGCATATCTTCATAGCATGAATTGATATTAGAAGCTACGAAGCCTATTGTGTCTTCTAGTACACCAGGAAAGAATCTACGCATATTCTCTTCGTCATTCATATATGTTTTAAACCTACGATAGATAGCATTCATTTCAGATGTCCATCTACGGAACACTTTACCGTGTGTTACATTTGTTTTTTGACCACCGTTATATCTAAAATCACCCCTGGTTTCTTTTAGTTTTTCTTCTGATATATTAATGGTATCTATTGGGTTTTCATGATGATATGGATTAGAAGCATCATAATAATCACGAGCAATATTACGTTCGTCACTATGAATGTTTTCTACTCTACCATTCATAACGTGATCAGCGCCCCACTTCTTATATACGTCTTGCCACGTGAGTTCGCCTTTTGTACTTCTCTTCCATGCTATTGGTGGCATTTCTTCGTCAAGTCTTTTACAAATATCAACTGTATCAACAAGTAGTTTACCTAACCATTCTGGAGTGCCATTGACAGTCGTATAAGTTTTACCTGCAGAATCCGGATTGTATTGTACTAGGTTAGAATCCACACTAATATTTGAAGTTATTTTATTAGAACCAATTTTAATATGTCTCATAAGCGCTCTAATGATTTTTTGCTTCTCACTTATAGTGGTGGCAAATTTATCTTCAAACTGCTCACTAGCAAAATCTTGTGCAATAAACTCTATAATCAATTGATGTTTGTCTACACTCTCAGGAGCACTAACGTCTGCTGCATCAACAATGATTACATTTTTTATACCAGAAAGAGCTAGTATTGTATTTTGTCCACCGCGCCGGAAGAACGTATTAACTAATTCTATTGCACCAGATCCTTTTATAATAGAAGTGAATTGATTAGAATTATTAACAGCTTTTGAGAATAACTCTTTAAGAATATTAGCAGAGCGTTTTCCTTCTTTGCCAGCAAAGGTTAATACTATTTGACCAGTTTTATTACCCGCTCCGAGGAATTGGTAAGTATAATATGGCTGGCTTGTGAGTTTCATAGGAGCAATCCTATGTCCAAATGTTGTAGATATACTAGAACAAACTATATTTTTTAGTGCATTGCCAAAATTCTGAACTTCAGGATCACTGGAAATATTTAATTGTATATCCCTGTAAAATACATTTCTTACCTTTTGGTCGTCATAATAATAATGCCAACCATCGGCAGCCTGTTTATCTATCCATTTTTCTCTTGCTAATGGATCGTGTTTACTTGTGTTGTTTAACTTTGCTTGTAACGCTTTATACTCGGCTTCAGTTTTTGCTTCTTTGAGTATACGTTGTTTCTCTACCTGCTCAAAAACACTACCTTTATAGCTGGCAGTTTCTTCTTGTTGGGTGCGACGATCAGACTTTATATCATTTTCGTTGTGAATAGTATCAACGTCATCATCTATTTCTGTACTAGTACTTTGTTCAATGCCATATTTTTTTGTAAAGTAATTATGTAAGTAAGATTGATCACCTTTTATATATTGTGATTTCTTATTTGGGTAAGAAAGATCTATCCATATAGCATCAGTTGGGCGAGTATCAATATGAACGAATTTAGAATTTGGATAAAAACCCTTTCCTGATCTTTTTAAGTTGTCTTTTGCCCAGGCAAAAAGATCTTCATTCGGCACGCCTTTGATAGTAAGATCCATAGCATCCCCAATTACATGTTTGCGCACTTTGTTTGGCTTAGGGTCTTTTGTATAAAATTTATTTGTTGCAGGGTTAATTTTTCTCATCCAACCAGGGTCTCGTATACCAGAAACAAATGTAATAGTACGACCAGGATAATGATTAGCTATTTTTGCAAACAGCTTAATAAGTTCTTTTGATAAAAAGATAGACTTATTAGCTGTAAGCTTTCTTTTGTCTGCAAGCTTTGAAAGCTGATAAATTGTATCTGTCGGTATTTCTCCTTTTTCGTTTAACAAAGGAACAGAAATTGTTTTGCCAGATGCTTTATTTTTGAATCTTATTTTTCTCGTAGGGTCTACAGTGCCAGTATTTTTAGTCAAAGCTTCAATTTGTTTATCTTGCTCAGTCTGGCTATCGTGTGTTCTAAGTGTATCATCTAATGTTTTTTGGCCAATTAACTTTCTCCAATTCTTAGGAGAATAAAGTTCATCAACATCTTTGTATTTGTAGTCAATAAGATCTTGTAATGTAGCAGGGCTTTCCGCAAATTGACTATCCGGCGGCATAATTATTTTATATTCTCTGAATTTAAAACCAAGAGAATCTTTGGCGTCGTCAGTAATAGGTGCAGACATTGACTCTAAATGATTAGCAAAATACATCCAAGCGTCTGACTGTATTGGTAAATTTACAGGAACATGGTGGTTTTCTGCTGCATAAGTATTTAATATTTTATCTCTAATTTCATTATTTGCCTGATTTGATATTTTAGATAACACAAAATCAGATGACTCATACCCAGACAACTCATCTAAATCAATCTGCTCAACTATTGCAGTAGATACTTGTGATTCATCAGATGGTTGAGTGTAACCAGGTAATTTTGCATTGTAATAAAAATGCTTACTAAATGGTTTGTAATTAAAATAATGTAATTGTAAATCAAGCACAACCAATCCAACTGTTTCCATTGTGCTACGCAAACTACCTGCTTCTAAAATAAAGATAGTAGTTTCAAATTCATCAACACCTAATTTTTGTTTTATTGCATTGTTATGTACAAATACCAATGGATGTTTTGTTATCTCTGCCATCAAACGTCTAAGTTTAACAACTTGTGATTCGCCCGGAGGAAAAGGAATGCTTAAATTCAAAGTAACATCTTGTCGGCCTTCTGAATCAATAATAGGAGCAGATGAACGTAGGGTTTCTCCAATAAATACATCAGTTTGTGTGGAAAGTGATATTCCAGTTATAGGTACATTGTACAAATGTATATCGTTTAATATTAAAAAACTATCAGGGAATGCATAAAAGTGTGACGACGCTTTAAATATTTCTTCTGGCTTTTTGGATTTTTCAATTATCTCTTGTTGAAGGTCTGGTCTATTAGTTCCATCTGGAAAGTTTTCGCTAGACACACCATCAGACCATGGGTCAAATAAATCTTTATTGCGCTCGTAGTCTTCAAACTCGTTATTATTATTACGTTTTATAGGATCTTGTCCTTGTGTCCAATCTCCTTGCTTCCCATAATTTTTCATTAATTAAAGCCTCTCGTGAATTTTTCTCGCCAAAGAATTAGCATCTAATATAGATCTGTCATCTTTAGTTCTTATGTTCACACTGCCTCCGTTAGAGAGTTGTCGTGCGCTCCTCATTAGATCATCAGAGGAAGAATTCAGGTCATCAGTACGCATTCTTATATTAGCATGCGAGGTTCTTCTTCCGCCACCCATATCATATATTTTAGGTGACATATTCATACCAGGACTTGGTGGATTCATAGGATGACCGCCAACATAATCTGGATTCTCAAAATCTACATTTCTTCCACTATTTGCGCCTTCTGGATTTCTCATAACACCAGCAGTACTAGGGGCCATAAGCATAATGCCAGCGGCAACCCCAAGTCCAGCAAGTAAAGGTTTCTTTGCTCTGCCAGCTGCACTAAGTAAACTTCTGGCTTTTACTTGCCCTCTCATAACAGCTCTTGATGCACGCATAGTGAATTTGTTAATGTTACCAGCATTAGCTTGCATCATAGTTTTTGTAACATCTACAGATCCAGTGCGGCGAGAATGAAACATTCTAACAGCCTCTTCTAACGCAATGCCTCCACCATGTCTACCTCTAGATGCAGCATTAGCTTTCATTGCAGTATCTATTTCTTTGCTTACCGAGTCATAAGAACTAATTGCAGTCTCTGCCCATTTGCGTGGTTCATATTTTAAACTATGTTGAGTAACTCTTCCGCTAGCGTCAGTCATGGTTCCAGTAATAGTTCTTGGTTTGTCACCCATAATGGTTTTAATAACACCCTCTAGTCTGGCAGTACCTTTCTCTCCACCCTCATCAACAGCTTGTGTAATAGATTTATAAAAGTCACCTTCTAAAACACCATGTTTGCCACCAATAGCAGCTTCTTCAAGATGCCAGAATAACTCAGCCATAGGTCTATATTGTTCAGCTTTGCTATATTGAACACCAAGTTTAAGTTTCTGTAGTGCTATATTTACTTCACCAGTTGTGGTTTTTGCGGTAGATAATTTTCTATAGCCTTCTACCATGGGGTCTAACCCAGCACCCTTGCTAACGTTACCCTCAACCATATCTTTCATGGCATAGTGATTAAACAAATACTGTGTATACCCTTCTCTAATATCTTTGTTCATAGCACGACGAGCTTGGTCAGAGGTTCTTCTATCTGAGATTAGCGATAATGTAAATTGATCCTTATCAAAGTCACCCTTCATACCAACCATTTCAGACACGTCAACATCTAAAACTCTGCTATCTTGAAATGATATTTTTCCAAATTTAGTAGGCGCGGCCAACATACCATCGACCATATTTGCATCTTTCTTAAAATTAACAAACTGAAATGACTCAGGCCCAGATGTAGGATGTCTCCATATGCCACCAGTAATAGATTCGCCTTTTCTAAAAGCTTCTCTTTGTTGTTGTAAGAATTGTATTTGGTCATCTGCTTGTGCGCGGCTTATTAGGTCACCAAACATATCTTCACCAGTTGCACTTGAGATTCTGAACACACCAGGATCTTTAGCAAAAGTTTTTCTTTGGCCAGTAAGATATTTTGATCCAATAATCTTGCCTCTGGCTGAAGCTTGTGACTCTGCTTGTTGTACTACAGATGTTCTAAGTCCAGCAGCAGCCTCTTCTAGTTGCTCTGTAGTTATTTTGCCCATTTCTGCATCACGCATAGCACGTCTAAAACCACCTAGTTCTTTTACTAGTGGAGTGTCTATAAGTTCTCCTTTTGCCATTTTTGCTTGCATAAGTTCTGGAGCTTCTAATGTTCCAGGTATATACATAACATCAGACCCACCAAGAGCACCTAGTTTTCTACCAAGTTTTACGTACCTGCCTTCTGATTGTGCAATATCTCCAGACATAAAAGATTCTAATGGTCTACCTTGTCTGGCTAATTTATCAAACAACGACTCTTGACCTAATACAGTTGCAGCCATTTTGTCAGCAGCAGCAAGTTCACCTTTGCCAGCAATTCTTGTAGTTAGTTCAGCAGCATAACGCTGTCCTATTTCACCCTTCATAGACAATGCTCTAAATCCACTAGGCTCAAATGTTCCCCATTTGCCGGACCCACCTTCTGTTGCAATGTCACCAAGCATACCTTTGGTCAGCCCAACAACACCAGGTGAACGAGCAATATGACCAGCTTCTCTCCATGACAATGTTCCAGATTTTGCAAAGTCAGACAATGTATCTCTACTCATAAGACCAAATGTAAGTTGCATTTCGTCTCTATTGAACTGCCAATTCTTTGCTAATCCAACAAGATTTCTTTGTATTTGTGTGTGTGCTGAACTACCAGCAGACCTAACTAGTTGTTTAACATTCATAGCAGCAGTGGGGTTTTCTAAAAATGCTATTACTTCTGGTGTTGGTTGCATTGAACCAGATTGTATTTTTTGTGCAACAAACATAGAGGTAGCTTCAATTTGTTGGGTAAGTAGTGCCATTTTGTTTCTACCAACAAGCTTACCAGAGAACACAGCTTCTATTGGTTGGCCAGCTATATTAACTCTATCTCCCATTCCAGCGGCTTTAAGTACACCTCTCATTTTTGTTTCGTCGGCAGCAGAAGCCATATATTTACTTTCTTCGGAAAAATACTTCCACATCTCTGTAGAAGAAAGTTTTCTTCTTTCCCTAAGGTAAACATTTGCTTCGTTCTTGCCAGTTAATTCTGCACCAATAGCAGTAACACCAGCGTTACTATCTAATCCAGTTAAAATATCCTTACCCGTCCCTCGTTCTATACCGACAAATCCTTCTTTAGCACCTATATTTAAAGGTACTGTTTCGCCTATCTTTTTACCTTCAAGACTACTAGCAAGATTTTGGTTAACCATAAAACCTTTATCTAAAGCTACCTTCTTTTGCATGATACGTTCATATTCCATCATACCAGTAACACTCTTAGAAATAACTCCTTCTTCGGCAGCAAGCATTTGATTAAGTGCTCTGGACTGATAACCAATACCATATCCACTACGTGAAGGTTTTGCATAGAAAGTTGTTAATTGTGGTGCTGAATATGCCTGTCCAGACAATGGCGACTTGTCACCATACATAAATTGCTTATACATTGGACCTTGTATTTTTCTATCTAACCTGTTGTAGTATTGTCCAAATAATCCTTTAAACCCTGTTGCTCTAGATTTTGCTTCTCCTGTAATTCCCCATTCTGGACGAACAAATTGTGTTGGTCTATCACTTGGAGATGCAAATGCACCAAGTGGACCAAAAAGATCTTCAGCTAAGTTTCTTGTTGATAATGTGCCTTTGCTCGCTGCGCCAGGAGATGTAAAAGGATATAGACCTTTCCCAAAAAGATTAATGATATCGTCCTCTTCCATTGCTCCATACATAACAGCTTCTTGTGTTGTAAGTCTAGCTCTGGCCATTCCGCCAGAAGTCATATAAGGACTTGCCCATATTGCAGCAGCTCTATTGCCAGAGTCTCGCATATTCATATGATCAATAAGCCTTTGATTGGCATCTAAAACATTTTGTTTTAAATGTGCTTTTGTTTTCGACTGCTGTATGGCATCTATTAAACTTTCTTCGTACATTTCTGGGAAAGACATTTTTCTGCCAGTAACATCATACCCTTGTCTTGTCACATATCTTGTATTAAGGTTCTTACTACTGTATGTAACTCCAGTTTGTGCCAATGGCATAGCAGCTAATCTATCTTCACCAACTTGTCCAATCATCATAGGGGTACTTACAGGCTTCCCAGCAACAACATCATCTATATTTTGATACGACCATTCTATTGCTCCCTCAAGACCAAACGCATCGGCAGCTCTCTTTTGAATTCTAAGAGCATGTTCTCTAGCCTTTGCTGGTAATAAATTTATATCAGAAAAACCTTTACGAGCTGCGCCTCCAAAGCCACCTGGGGATATAGCACTCATAACACTTTGTTCAGTAGATAATTTTTGTATATTTGCTTGAAAAGAACTTATGTCTCCAGAGTATTTTTGAACAGCAGCAAGTCCAGCTTTATATGCGCCAAGAGCAGAAGTTTGTCTATTAATAGATGACATTGCACCCAGCGCTTGTTTATGTGTTAAAGCACCACCAGACATTAAAGATTGATATGTAGAAGCGTGGATGTTTGCTATTGATTCAACAGCACCAGCTCTTCTTTCAAAAGCAGATACACTAGCCTGTACCGCTTCGTCAAAAATATCAGCACCTGGCATACTATTTTTAAGAGAATTAAAACCAGTAAGACTTTGTGACTGTGCAACTGTTTGGCCGATAATATCTGTATTTGCAGTGTTCCATGCTTCTTGAAAAAGTTTTTTGTTTTTTAAAAAAGCATATCCTGCGCCGCCAGTAAAGGCAGTTCCAGCAGCTAGATTCCAAGGCATATTTTTATCATCATCAAACATTTGTTATGCTCCCACTCCCTTAATAGCTTTATCAATTAATTCTTTTCGACCGTCGTAAATCTGCACATTATATTTATCTTTACCTAAACTCCCACCTAGTTGAGATTGAGTAATTTCTGCTTTGTATTGGCTAAACATTTTACTAAGCGCTTTAGAGTTCTGAGCAACATTACTATATGTATTGTACTCAACATCATTTTCCATTTGTGATATTAACTGATTATTTATATATGGTTTATTAGCAAGGGATCTTTTACGTTTTTCCCACAAGTCAAAATCATGAAAATCTAATCCAGCGTTCTCTACATATTTCAGTTTAACATCTTCTAGGTCAACAGATGGGTGCCATCCTAACCAATCGGCTCCGGGTAAAGAATGTGTGTCAAAATATTCAGCTGCTTTCTGTTCTCTGAGCCACTCATCAAAATCTTGATTACCACGAGTTTCTTGCTCCCATTGTTTTCTCATATCTGGTGAATAATCGTATCCTTCACCTGCACGCATTTTTGCAGTAGTCGCAATAATATCATTATCTTGTTCTGTTGCAATTTTAGCATCTCGTTTTGCGTAGGCAGCTTGTTCTTTCTGTCTCATCCATTGAGAATGATACAGTCTCTTCTCGTTATCTGGAATTAATTCTAAGATTTGTTTTCTGTCTTTCTCGGTCTTAGCATTAAGGAATTCATTAAAGAAATCCTTTTCTCTCCTTGGTAAAGCCCTCATAACTTTTGCAGGACTTTGAAATACATCCACACCGAACACAGTAGATTCTTTACGCTTTTTAAATTCCTTTGCAGTATCCCTATCTCCAACTTCTCTAGCTTTTGCTTCTATTCTAGATGACTTAACCCATTTGAGCATATCGAAATATTCTTGTATATCTCTACGTTCTTGTACTTGTTCTGGGATATCAGTAAAACCAAGTTTATATTTTGCCATATCTATGGCTGGAATAATAAAATTCTCTAATGGTTTATCCCAGAAAGAAGCACCTGTGCCAACTGCTTCTGTTGCAATATATTCTTCAATAGGAGATCTATGTCTAATTAATTTTGATGCAGGAGATACTGGTGTTAAATATTCTAACGGAGTCTCTATGCTATGTGTAATTTTTTCCCATATGCCGCCAGCCAAACGTTCTCTAAAAGAAAAATCAAGTTGTTGGAACTCGTCTTGTGCTTTTTCTGCTCGTGCAACACCAGCTTCTGCAGCCATAGAGCTATACGTTTTACCATCTAAAACAGCTGCTGCTTTCATTACAGGACCAGCTTTGCTTTTAGAATATCTTCTAGATTCTAATGATGGAGTTTGTATTGTAATATTTTGCCCAAGTAGATTTCTTTTAGCAAATTCCATGGCAGCAGCTTCGTCTTTTGTTTCACCCATACCAGGAATTTCAATGATCATATCACCAAATTCTTTTGTACGAAACTGAGTCGGAGAAATGATATCAGATACAGTGACATTATATTGCTGCAACTGCTCTTCTTGAAACTTATAATCTACAAATGTTCTACGTTGTTTTTTCTCTCTTACTTGTCTTTCTGTTTCAAGTACTAGTTGTTTTTCAGCAGAACTCATGTTTTTAAGATTACGTTTTGCTTCAGACATTGCAGATCTATATTCATTACTATACATTGCTATGTCACCAAGTATTTTTACTCTGTGTGCCAAAGGATACTCTTCTGGAGACAACCCAGCAACATCCCTATGTAGTGCTGCATAACCAGCACCAGGAAGACGTATTTCTGCTTCTGGTATTTTATCAAATGGATTACCATGCTTAAGATCAATAAAATAATCATCTGGCATCCACGATGGCATAGTATTTCTCAATGGATTATACGTATCAAGATAACTTCTTGTGCGCGGAATAAATCTTCTTATTGCTTCTGTTGTTCCTGCGCCGCCACCAATGTTTAAATGCTTCCAAAGCCAATACTCAGCACCAGTTTCTTTCCCCATAACACCTAATGTTTTTTGATTAGGTAAAAACTCTTCTCTTCCAATTACTTTTTTAGTTATTGCACCTTCCATAAATCCAACAAGACCGACAGCTTCTCTACGCCTGTAGTTTAGTTCATTTATTAAAGTTGCAGGACTATCCGGATCTACTGGGTCACCAGGACCTATTCCACCAAGAGCCTTAGATATTTTTTCTTCTCCACGTGTGTCTAGGCGATGTACGTATCCGCCACCGGGACGTTTCCATTCTTCTGGTCTAATTTCTTTACGAGGCTTAAAAAGTTTACCAAATGTTGAAGCAATAAGAGGACCTATAAACGGTATTTCATCACCATAAGTACCAGTCATTGGTGCTGGTCGTTCATATTTGTATTTCTCTTCGTAATGATATTTCCATTCGTCAGAACCAAACATTGCTTTAAGTGGATGTAGCATAGGATCATAATCCCACTTCTCTTGCTCGTCTCCATATAAACCTTTTTGATATGCTCTAGTTCTTAAACGTGCTGCAAAGTGCGGTCTAAAATATTCAATGCGTCCACCTTCGTATCCAGTCGATCGGCCAAATTCCCACCATCGCCCTTTACGTACAGCAACTTCTTTCTCTCCAGAATATATAGCCTCTAACTCTTCTGGAGAGTCAGTTGTGCCTAATATTCCAGCAAGCAGCGCACTAGGTCTACCAGATAATGTACTAAGGCCAAGTGCAGTTATTCCATATGCTGCTATACCTGCTGTAAACCCAAGAGCCATTGGATTTTTTATTTTAGCAAGATGCTTAAGGCCAGGTGTTTTTAACATCTTCTGCCCAATTCTAGAAGACCACATTTTATCTAGAACTTTACCAGGACCTTTTTCTCTCATATGCTCAAATACCTGAGCAAGAGGTTTCCCGGTTTTTATGCTTTCTGCAATAGATACACCAGCGAATGAAGAGTAACTTGCTAATCCACTGGCAAGCGCACCCACTCCACCAAAACCTAATGCAGTTTTCATTGATATTAAGCCAGGTGTTATTTGTTCTTGTTCGCGCAAGGTTTCAGTAAACCCAAGCCCCCTAGATAATTTAGCCCTAGCAACACTTATATCAGTACCAACAGATACAACACCAGACAATATACCTTCATCAAATCTAGGCGCTACTCCAGCAACTAATCCTGCGGCAGCACCAATCGCAAGACCAGTAGTAGAGAATTTCATACCAGCTTGTCGGCCAAGTATTGCACCTAACCCAGCGCCTCCTGCTGTAGATAAAGCAGCGGCCCAAGGTGAACCTTCAGATCTTAAATAATCTGTATATTCTATACCCTTCCATACTGCTCCAGCCAACATAGCCTTACCTGTATACCTGCCAAGAAATTGTAATGCAGTACCAGGTTTAACAGCCAAACTTCTCATTCCAGGTATTTTCTCTACATACTTACCAATACCAGGAATCTCTAGTGGTGATCTTAATAAGATATTCAGACGACTTGCAGTAGATGCAGCTTTTGCTCTAAGCAACTTACCTGTTGTTTCTGCACGGGCTACATTTTTAGCCATGCCTTCAGACAGGGCAATGTCTTTACCAAGCACACGAACCTTCTCGCGCAAACGAGAACCAATAATCAATCTCTGTCGTCTAAGGTGTGGCTCTATTCTGTCAATCCATTCACTGTAAGGAAGTGGAGATTTGGATTGTTTCCATCTATTGCGAAGGATAGCATCATTTAAAGACTCGTATTGTGATAATTGCACTCCTTGTATACGAGCATAGAAGTCTGCAATAGCTGCGCCCTTTTGGGTTCCAGCTTCAATATTAAGACCCATTCCAAGAAGCTTGCCGTTGGTATCACGCACTTCTCCAAAAATAGAGCCGGTTCTTGTTAATGAATACCCTTTGGCTTGGCCGAAAGAAGCCTTAAGGTGTTTACCGTAAACACCTGATCTTATATCAGCAGGATATGCACTAACTGTACTCCAACTTTCAAGTGGTGATAAAAATTCAGATGTACGAAATGTACGTAGAACTCCCCCAGGAGACCCTGCTTCTACTGCGCGGATAGTAGATAAATACTTATCCCATACTCTTCCGGTGCTTGTTGAAATAAATCCAGACGCAGCAACACCTGCAGAAGATGCTGCTAGAATAGCTAAGTTCTGTTGACGCTCACTAATACTCTCTTCGGGTACTTTTGGGCGCGTATCAAATCCAATAAGTGGATTAACCAAAACACTTAGCCTCCTCTTTTCATCTTTTGTCTAAAAGCAAACTCTTCCATCTTTGCTTTATATGCAGGATCTTCAGTAAGTCTAGGTCCTTGTTCATCATGATCAAACATACGATAATCTTTAGCGTCTTGTTTAATAACATCTTCGACTCTAAATGGCTTAACAACTTCTGGTTCTTTGAATTTTAAGCCTTCTTCTATTATACCGTTATCTAACATGACTTTCTCTGCCTGTATATATATCTGTATTAATTGTTGGAAATTTAAATCTTCTAAATCAGACATCTTATACCCGCCGAATACGCTACATATAGAACGCTTAACAATAGATATTATACTTTCTGTTTGAGACCTATAAACTTCCATTAAAGAATTTGTATAATCTTTAAAGTCTTGGTCTGCACCAGACATATATAATATTGTTTTTGCTATTGTTTCTGGGATACCAGCTTTAATTTCAGTGTCGTGCACAGCCATATATTCATCAACAACAAAGTTTTGAAAAATATGTTCATATACTAATGACTGGAGGCTATAGTTATCTTCGGCGAAACCAAGTATTTGAGCGTACTGTGAAGCTTGTCTAAAAGACGGTAGGCGAAAGATTACTTCTGTACCGTCTAAATCAACAGCGAACAAATCATTGTTGATTGTTTTTACCGCCTCAAGTGCGTCAATAAGGCTCATTATTACAGCTTAATCGTAATGCTTGCCACTGCAGATGCATCAAGAAACAAAGACTGAATCTTTACTTGTTCTGCGATAAGAGGAGCAGCTCCAGCAGGTAATCCACCTTGAGTAGTAGCTGAAAATGCTGGCCACAATGTACATTTTGTAGCAAGAAAATCTTCTCGCTTGTCTTCTGACATATTATTCCACTGCTCATTAGCCAACAATTGTTTCCACTCTTGTCTCTTAAGGTACCTATACAGAAATACGCGTTCATCAATCCTTAAAACGAATACGTTTCCATGCATTGCTTTCCATTGCTTCAAATGTTGCAAAGTAGGCGCATTCGCCCCAAACAATTCTTTAAGAGTATCAGCAACAGACTGCATCATCTCTTCAGGAGTAGGAGGTTTTTCTTCCTCTTTACTCTCTTCTTTGGGTTGTTCTTCTTGAACTGGTGCAGGTGGCTGTACCTGGGGGGCTGGGATAGCCGGTACTGCGTCTTGTGTAATTGGTTCAAGCGGAGGTGTACCCAACTCAGGTTGGTCCATTTGAACGGCATCTAGAGCGTTCTTGATCATGTTCTCTTTTTCTGGCATTGGTGGTAATTCTCCTTTTTGTTGTTGATCATTTTTAAGTGCTTCTGCAAAACTTCCATCAATAATATTATTTGCTTCTAATGTTTGCATTTCTTCATTAAGATCAAACTTAACAGTCTTTGGTCCATAGACAGCTTCATTAAGTTCTTTAGTCTCTGGGTTGTAACCCATCTGCGCCATCTTACCGGCTTGAGACAACTCTTCGCCGTATCTAGCCGCTACTTGCGGCTTCAAAGGTCTTTTAACTCCCATTTGTTTTCTCCTTGTTTTATACTAGGTTTCTTCCAATAAAACTATACGTTTCAAAAATTGGCTGACCTGAAACCTCTATTGTTTGAGTTTGGCCAGTAAAGGATAGTTCTAAAATTTTCTTTACGGTATGATTTGCTGGTTGGCGGGACATATCACCGTAAACTATCCAAACATCCATTGGTGGATATTGGTCTGCACGTCTATGACTAAAAACTTGTTCATCTGATATTGCATCTTGCCAAGGTAGATTTTTAGAAAATAGTTTATCGCGCACTGTTGGGTTGGCTTTATCAGAACCATACCATATTGCATCTTCAAAAGCTTCTGCCCAGTCCTCAAATGCATTATCTGGTAACGCACCTAATTCTTTCCAGAATCTATTGAAACTTTTATTTTGTCTGTTGTTATCAGCGCTTTGTTGCCAATCAAACATCTGCTCTACATTTGCCTCCAGTACCCTTTTATTACTAGCTGCTTTTGCAGCTGCTGTCAAGGTATTTCCTGCTTTTGTAGTGTCATAGTAATTGACTTTATTGCCATTAGAATCTAAAGAGTATCTTGGAGAGGTCCATATTTCATTATGTGCCTTATTCCAATCTTCTTCTGTTTGTATACGGCTGCTACTAATGTTAGCTACTTTCTCTTGAAACCTTTGCATTGGCCATAACAAATAACCTGCTTCTTTAAAAGCTATTGTGAGTGTGCCTTGAACTATGACATGTCCGTCAGCAACAAAACTATAATATTGACTTGAGTAACCATATACTGGAGTTTTAGTTTGACCAACACTAAAATTTATAGCTGCGGCGCTATCAATTAAAACATCGCCCATCATGATACCGATCTGAGAACCAGAGTACCAGTCGTACTCATAGGCGTTATTACCTATATTATTAGGTGTAATAAAATTACCGTTTTGATCTCTTAGTGGCATTATATAAACTGATTCCTTCTATATATGTGATTGTTAAGAAAGTTTTTATGTCTTGATAACTTATCTGCAGTCATTGTCCACTCTTCTTTTATACCTTGACCGTCAATTGCACGCTTGTCAACAATTCGCATAGGATCTAAATCCCTTGCTACATACTGTACTACATTTTCAGAAAAAATGTCTTCAATTGAAAAAGTGGAACCTTCTGATACAAACTCAACGCCCCATATTCCCATATGTGATAAAGCGCCATATTCATTTGCAAAAACCAAACTTATATCAAGAGGTGGCAACTGATCAGGTAAATTAGTTGTGTAAGTATATTTATCATGATCACTAGTGCCTGTATTATAAAATTTAAGATTAAGAGCTAATATTTCATGTAGTACATGTTGGTGGAAAACGGTAAAAATCATACTACCAGCAATTGTTCTTGGACCGCGAGTATAGGCTCTAGGATAAACAGACCCCAGTGTTCTAACTGGAGCTTTATCTCTATGTATTTGCCAGGAAATAGTTTGTAGTTCTGCGAGCACTTTAGATGTAGGTATTTTAGAAAGCTGTTCTAACTCTTCCTCCATGTTTGTTAAAGACGTGCTGTATTGTTCTAAGTTTTCTTGTAGTATTGCAACAGTATTAGTTTTGTTTGCATATTCTTGGCTGGCCATAATACGATCAAGTTCTGCAGCAGATTCATTAAAAAGCCTTTGGTCTTCCGCTATATTACTTTTTATCATATCTAAAAAAGCTTTATCTGGATGCGGATAATGAACCACTACTTTTATATCCGCACCGGAGAAACTACCAAACCCAAGGTAGTCAGATACATTAGCATAAGACGCAACCTCATCAGGATCGCCTGCAATTTTTAATGCTTGAGTGGGTGGTATGATAGTACCAGCTTTGGTTCCAATATTCGCCATATCTATTCCTAACTGATAAAGAAAGGGCTAGATCTCTCTAGCCCTTATATTAGGTGTGTGATTAACCTGCCATGTCTGGGTGAAGCCCCTGGCTTACCCAAGGAATGAGACCATGTGCAATATAGGTATAACTATGTTCAGATACAATATCATCAATAGAAACACCGTAGCCAGAATTCATTAATTCCAGGCCGAGAATTTTCATAATAGCGAGTGCGCCGTATTCGTTCGCAGCAGAAAGAACAACATCAAACGGAGGAATCTGATCTGCATACCAAGGTAATGCTTTCTCTTGATCAGAGCCTGCAGAAGTAAGATTTTGTTCTTGGTTTCCTATCGCGGCTCCAGGCGTATTTTGACTAGTACCAGAAGAAGTTACAGTGGTATCAGATACGGAAATCTGTTCTCCTGCTTTGTATTCTGGACGAAGATCATCTTGGTCAGACAAGAAATATAATCTACGACTTTCTTCTTTTGGGTCTATGTTTGCCAATTCATACATAATTGGTTCATGGTCAAACTGAATAAATACTAAAGAACCTGCAATTGCACGCTTACCACGAGCAAATGCTCTAGGATCTGCACTACCCATCGTATAGATAGGAGCTTTCTCACGTGACACTTGATAACTGATGCCCTGGATACTACCAATAGTGTTAGCACCAATAACAGCAGTAATGTCTACGCCGCTGAAGCTATTATAGCCTCTTGTAAATGCGGATTGTAATGCCATTGTTCATTAACCTCCTTATGAGCCAGATTTGCTTAGTGCAATTGTTATATTAATCTGACGTACTTCAAATGCTGGAATCAACGTTAAGCTGACTACAACAACGCCCTGTACTTCTTGTTGAGGAGTTTGAGTGACACTAAACCCCTTATAATCTTGCAGATAACCGTCTGTCTTTGCAGGCAGAAGGACCTGGTTTTCAACTGCAGTTTCCATCGATGTTCTTTTGGCACTACCAGTACCTTCACCAATAAATGGATCAAGAACTAAACGACAACCATCAATAATAGCCTTAACTATACGAACAGTAGATAACCGTCTCCAGTCAGAGTTAGGCATTGTAGCAGTAGGAGCATCTGTGATTTTAACACCAGTTCCTTTTTTGCGGAGCGTAACATATCCAGCACCAGTAAGGTCATCATACACACCAAGTTTATAATTATAAATTATTGATGCGCCACTAACCGACTTGTTGGTCGGTGCAGAATCCGGTGGAAGACCTACATAAAAACCTGCATAAGATGCAGCATACGGTCCGAGATAACCAGCATTGTACCAGTTGTTTCTCAAGAAAACAGTATCAGCGACAACACTAATATACTTGCCAAGATCAACAGGAATATCATTATCGTCTACTTGCTCTGTACCATCCATGAACTCAGAATCAGTAAGAATAAAACCTCCACCGAAAATACCAGAGCGATGAGAACTCATACCAACCATAAACTTATTACCAAGTAATCCACTACCGTCATCACCAGAAGAAGCAATAGATTCTAACCCAGTAGTTGTATCTAATGTCCACGTAGGGGCAGTTCCATACCAGCGTGCTCTGTCGCGAAGACTATTAGAAGCAGGCGGAAGAGTTCCAATGGTACCAGTTGCATCAACAATATCAGTGCTGTAATCATAAAGAAAACGTCCAAGCTGATATGCGAAGTTAACCTCATGAAAGTCTGCAGTACTAAGACTAGTTCCATCTATTTTTGCACTTGCAGAAGAAGAACCAACGGCTGGATTCGGAAAGATTTCAGCAACTCCGTCACCATTAATATCCCACCAAAAGTAATACTCTCCTTCGTATTCTTCTACATAAACCTTACCTAAAGAGTCAACGTCAATACCAAGCCGATAAGAACCAGCAGTCGGATATGTGTTTGTGCCAGGCAACACTGGAGTAACAGCACCAATAAAGTGTCCTTGATCTACAACATTATAGTCATCAAGAAAAGTATCCATAGGTACAATTACGTCAAATTCTTCTGCCAACAGAAACTTATAGGCTTTATAAAGCTCTTCGTAAAGTTCCATTCTGGACAAACTAAGACCATCAGTTCCAGCGGTAAAACTAGTACCAGCATAAGTTGAAGGATCAACAGCATCCAAGTCGATAAAAGCAGACGCAGATCCAATGTCAACTCCGCCGCCAACAGCGCGATAACCACTTACGGTTACCTCAAATAATTCAATTGGTGAAGTTTGGCTGTTATCATAAACAACCAGATTGTCACTATTTCTACGCACAACAAGACGATCCTCAGAATCATCATAGTACATAGAGTAGTTGCCACCAGCGTCAGCATCTTGTTCTACTGTTTCAATAATATAACCAGCAACACCAGTAGAGTCACCAACACCAGATAGTTTAGCAGCAGTAGAACCAATCCTAAACAGAGCAACTTCTTCTGCTCCTGTTTTGAGTGCTTCCCACATACCGCGCATTAATGTTCCTTCGTTACCAAATTCCGACCTAGCCTGTGTGGTTGTAGGCACGAGATAAAACGAATCCCCTGCGCCTTTAGCTGACGTACCAACTATCAAAACACGGGGTGCTCTAGATCCAGCTTCTGGAGCCAAATTACCATCATTTTTATAGGCTTTTACACCTGGAAGATTAGCAAATACCATCTTATAAAACCCCTCCTAATTCCTTGAAAGTTCCACTTCAAGAATAATATCTTTAAGTTCTTGCGAACTAAAGTGGAACGTATCGTCTGTTCTCACCATATAGGTGATAGGGTATTTAGTTGTTTTTAATTCATCTATTATTGGCCTTTCGCGATCTTCTGTTTGTATTTCTACAACTACAAAACCGAAAAGTTTAAAGTACCAATTATAAATATCCATTGTTCTCTCAAACCATAAAAGTCTCTCTCTAGCTACTTTGTTAGTTCGAGCATAAATATTAAAAGTAATCCAGTTATCATAAAATCTACCCATAGTAGTTAATTTTTGCCCAGGTGCTTCTGGGTGGTCTATAGTAGCTCTATGATGTGGACTAAGTTCTCTTACTTGTGCTTTCCCTGGAGCGCCCTGGCCAAAAGCACCAGGAAGCCTTGATTTAAGGAAAAACGTTATACACTCAGTATCAATTGTTTCAGGAGGATCTTCTTCTACAACTAAAATCCTCATTTCTTCTGGGACACCTTCGTATGCTTGTTTAGAAAAAATAGCTTTTTGCACTAATGCAAAAAAATCGTCTAGTTCAGCACCAGAAGCTGGAGTTCGTTTATCTGTATGTAAAGTCTCTAAATATCTATCAACAAGTAACTCTACCTGTGATTCGTTATAACGAACACGGGTACCGGTCGATTCTATCGACGGTATTTTAGTTATGTTGTCAAGTTTAGTTGTCATCATACATTCCTAATTGCCTATTTTGAACGCCATAGTGTACACTCCACTTACGTTCTTCTACAGCACGAATACTCCAGAATTCAATTCTACCATTATCTGACCTAAAAGACGTCGCATCTACTATCTTAAAATAAATATCTCTAGCAACAGGAACAGCAGGAGTACCATCTGGATTAAGTTTTACTGTAATAATATAATCATCGTCTGTTATTATATTGTCATATTCTATATAAAAATTATCTCCAACAAACTCGTTATTGTTACCTTGTTTTTTTCTAAAAGATGTTTTATCTCTATAGTGCAAAACAGTAACTTCGTCCCAGTAATATCCCATACCAAGACAATATCTACAGTAATAATCTTTATCTGGTTCGTCTGTTACATCGCTTCTACATGCACATCTTACTCTATTGCCATTAGAGTCTCTTCTCATTCTGCGGATTAAACCATAACGTCCTTTTGCTTCTTCATCTATTGCACCATGTAACAGACGATAAATCTCAACACGCAAATCTAATTCTTTTCCACTTGTAGTAGTTGGATAAAGATTAGTATATGGATTAGTTCCGCCCATTATTTATTTCTCCAACTGGTATTTCTCCATGTTTTTAACTTCTTACGACTACTATATGTGTTTACTTTTGTATTTGCAGCCGGGCGATAATATCCCAACCCATTTGTTGGCTCCCATTGTCTACCAACAACAATAGCATCTTCTGAATATTTACCTTTTACAGCGTAAGTTGGTTTTAAAGATGCATCAGGTGTAATTTCTCCACCTGTTTGTACTGCTATTTTCCAATATTCCATACATGCCAGAAGATCATCTATTAGACCATCAATTGCTTCTCGTCCGCCAGCTCTATAAACTTTTAAGTCACCAAGCTGTTTAGACATTCTGTCTGTAAACTGACCGTCAGATGATATACCTTTTACTAGAATTAACTCAGCTTTACATGTCGTAAATTCGCGCCGAGCTAGATCATAATATGTAGCATCACTTATTGTATTTGTAAAAGAGATTCCATCTGTAAAAATAGAAGCCTCTAATATAGCAAACATAATAGTCTCATCGTTTACATCAGCAACCAAAGAACCAAGATCAAGCCTAATCCTTCTCATGCTTGTATAAATTGGAGTATATTCTGTTGAAAAATATGTTACATAATCAGAACCTAATGTGTTGCCACTTGTATCTGCTATATCTTGATCTAAGGTGATTATGACTATATTGTTTACATATAGTTGCGCCGGATCTAAATCTATATATATTTGATGGTCACCAACAGCAGATACTGTAAAATCTAAATCTCCCGTGTATGTAATTTGATTTAAAGAATCAATACCAATAGCAGGTTCAGACCTAACAGCGATATTGTCAACAAGAGTAGTAGTGTCAAGAGCAACCGTATCACTAAAAGTAACAATTATTCTTTCACCCACATAGGCACTCGTAGAAATAGCAACACCATATTCTCCACCGGCAGGATCAACTTCAGAAACAGAGAAAGAAGAGGTAGCTACACTTGTAGAAGAAGCAGCTGTGAGTGTATCAATTCCACTTGCACTAGAAGTAGATGGCGGTGTAACAATAGATCCACTGCCAGTAGAAAATGACCATCTATATGTACTTGCCATAGAAACAAATGGAATACATTTTATACTCCATTTATCGCCAGTTACAAATGTTCCATCTGGATCACAAGTAATATAAACACCATTTTCAAGTTCTCTTTTGCCAGTTACAGTAATACCAGTATAAGTAGTAAGTGGATCTGTTTGTCTCCACCAACTATAAGTTGCACTGCCTGTCTGACCACCGTTAGTTATCTCAATAATATAAGTGACTTCAGAGTCACCGGTATATCCGCCGCCAGGATAAATAACACCAGTGCCAGATACAGATACCGGCAAGGCGTCAAATACAGTTCTAGAGCGAACACCAGAATCAAAAGCATTAGTGGTGTCTTCATCACCAGCAACTAAAGCTTGATATTCTTTGTTGGGAGCAAGTGGGGCTTCAGGAACAAGTGTAGCTACTGTACGCCATAATGTTCCATCGCCAGTATAATCAACTGCAGAATCAGATACAGTAGCACCAGAAGCGTCTACTCTGCTAAAGGTAATACTGCACTGTACAAATCCAGGGAAGTATGGTGAGTCTAATATATCGTCTGCATTAAGACCAGGTTCTTCAAACGGATTCATTTCGCCGCCAAAGAAAACACCCTGATCAGGACCGGTTAATATAAATGTACCAGTATTGATAGAATCTTCATCCATCTCCTGGTCAAATGTTACGGTGAAGTTATCACCAATTGGTATACCTATTGAACCATTAGCTGGATATACATTTACTACAGTCGGTGCAGCCACTTAGAATCTACTCCTCTTCGATGTCAAATTCAAATTCATCAGCTAGTCTGTTTATTTCACATTGTTCAGCTGTTGGTTTTGGTACATCTAAACCATTATTGCCAAGAATCTCAGCTAAACCCTTAGCGGAACTTTGTGCTTTTTGTAGCTTTGCTAATGCTTTAAATTCATTTATCAATTTATGTGATGCTTTAAATTCTTTTTCTTCTTCTTCAAATTCAAACTTAATTTCTACTTTTGTTTTTACTTCTACTTTTTCGCTCATTTAAAACTCCGCAATTTTATTTTGTATAGTTTGTATAACACCAGATCTATTTAGTTTTTCTTCTTCTATCATTAAACATGCATGTAAAAAAACTAATTGTTCATTACTTGCCTTCATTTGTTTAATGGTTTTCTTTATGGTATTACCATTTTTACTTAAGAATATTTTAGCATTTTCTATATCAGATTCGCTAGGAGTATTATCTTCTTCTAGCTCATCTTCTTCATCTTCATCATTGTCAATAGTAACAGAAAACACTTCTGGCATAAGACTAGATTCATCTTCTTTTACATCTTCTGTATTTACAGAAAAGTTACCATTAAAATATCCAAGTTCATTTAGATTTTTAACTCTATTGTTTTCAGAATCAAATATTTTAATTTCTATTCTACTCGCAGATTTGTTAATGGTTTCAATTTCTTCGAAAGACAAAGACTCAATATCTAAAAGACCACTAACAGTATCATTCATAGTTAAATTTATAATATTATTTAAAAACCAAAAAGGACTGTCTCCTAATTTGACTTTAAACAGTTTCATTTTGTTTTCTCCTTGTTAAAGAAAAAAGGGAGAAGGAGACCGACTGCTCCTTCTCCCTATGAAACATTACGCCTTAAAAGACGCTACGATTTACAGACCAGAGATTGCCGTAGTAGTATCAAGCTCGCTGATACTTCCGCTAGAAGAAATAGTTGCAGTAAGTGGCATAGCAATTTCATTAGCTTTAACAGGCACATTACGAAGAACACCAATGCCAAGACCGTCTTCATAAATAGCAAAACCATAACGCTCTTTGAGCTTCATCTTGCTACTATCAGTAGACATATCTTCCCATTTGTCCATCACTACGTCGTGGTCAACAACAAGCGCACCGAGGTTATTAGAATCAAAGATCATAATATCAGCAGTGTTATTGTTAACGTTAAACGGAGCAAAAGGAGTAACGAGAACGTTCAGCGGGTGCGGAAAGTAATCCGGAATAACTGCGGCAGAATTCAGATTCTGATCAAGTTCAGAAACAGAAGTAGGAGTCTCAGTTGCAGCATTTCCACTAGGAGTAAACTGTCCATATCCACTTGGCAGACCTTGGCCATTCTGCGAAGAAGCAGACCATGGGTTACCAGACTTAGGCATATTATGCCTCTGGAACCATTGACCGTTGCCAGTGTTTTTAACGATAGTCTGAAGCAGAGGATCAGCCATCCACATAGACCAGGTTAAGGGGTGCATCATAAGAGTGTTAGGAATAAAACCCTGCATCATAATATGAGCATACGCCTTCAAAAGGTCTTCCATCCGACAAGAACCGTTTCCGGCACCAGAGAGGGAGCGACCAGTGCATGTACCATACACAGAAGATGTTGGGGTAATATTATCAAAAAGGGTAACACCCATGGCAGTAATAAACTGCATACCTTTTTGTTCTTTTTTACGAGCAAGCGCCGTTCTTGCGGCCCGGATGTGCATATTGATAACGTCAAACTGAGAGTAGCGTTGCATCTCTTCAGTAATTTTAAAAGCAAGACCAGTCTTTGCTACGTTAATCGTCACGGTTCCAGGTGCAATCTGCAGTTGCTGTTCTGGGTAGGTTTGGTTTTCACCAAGGTCATAGGCGACCAATGAACCAATTGTCGGGAAAGTAATTCTAGCAGCAGCAGAGTACTGTACCCTATCCAAGAGAGCGGGGATGATCATCATAGGCTCTACAGGTTCGCGCATAATATCTTCAACAACTTTTGGCATCCAAGCAGCTGCATTAGGTGTAGCAATTGCATCATCATAAGTCAATTGTTTTTGAGAAGCCGAATTAAAGCCGTTATTCATCCAAGTGTCTCGGAATAGTTCATAACTGTCGCCGAAGGTTGTTTTGTTCTTAGTATTCATTATATTATCCTCCTTCGACTTTTTATCGTAAGATCAGGTTAACGATGATCATTCGCTCTGCAGCGTTAGCATACGTCAACTGATCGGTTCGTCCACCAGTAGCAGTACCAGGAGTCTGCAAGTTAGCAGCAGTCTGGCCCATATAACTAGTATGAACTCTATCTAAATAATCTTTGGACCAACGACCTTCTCCAAAGGTGAAAGTTCCAATGACCTGACCAACTACGCCAAAGACGTGGTTGTCAACAATTTGCTCAATCTGATTAGAGATAATGCTATTATCAGTTTGAGTGTCATACTCCGGATCGGCAGCCCATGGATCTCCAGAAGCGTCGTATCCGTCTCCACCAGCCAAATTAAGTTCAGCCTTAATAAGGTTACTGTGATCATCAAACGTAACAAAGTCACCATAGTCGAGATTACCAGTAGCACAAGCATACGTACTAAGAGTGTTAGTAGCGCTACCTTCTGCCATGTAATGGTAATAGGTGATCGTTCCAAGTACCGTAAACGGACTAGGAATAGCGTCTCCACCATCTTCATACACGAAAAGCATTCCAACTTCATAATCCATGAAGAAGTCACCAGCAGCACTAAGGCTACTAATAGAATCAACTTCGCGGGTCAATCCGCCGAGAGACGAAGTGATCGGGCTATCTTCAGTAATGTGAGCTACTGGGTAATTCACAAACATATAACCTACAACACTGTCGCCAGCAGTAACACCAGAATAACGGGTTACTTCTGCAATCTGAGTAGAATTAAACCAACCAGCAACACGAGGAGTAGTAGTTCCGTCGAAGAAATCTTCAAGCGCACCATTAGCTCCAGCAGTATTATCATTGGCCATTGTTTCGGTAGTTGCCAGAGCCGGAAGCACTGGGAAAGTACCTACATAGTCACAAGTAACGGCGCAAAGAGCTTGCGGGCGAAAGTTGTGTTCAATGAGATTTGCCGGATTGTAATGATCTGTTCCAGCAGCTTTGTAATAATTGTAAGACGCGAAACCAATCGGCCTGGAAATAAAATCCATGGCGTGCTCAGTATGGCGAATCAAACCACGTTCACGAAGACCAGCTGTAAGTTCTGCCCTTGTATAAGATACACCAGCAGCAACAACGGTTGTACCAGTAACAAGATCAATTACGCCTTCGCTGGCATCTGTAGTAGTATAAGTAAGAGCAGTAGCGCCAGAAGCGATATTCCAAGCTTTTCGCAGACCAGCAGGAACTAACTTACCTTCGCGGTCTTCTGCAACAACCTTACCCGAAGAAACCACGTAATAAGTTTCATATTCTTGCTCGTAACGAACAGTTGGCAGCCACGATGCAGGCGTGCTCTCAAAGTGCGGACGATGAGATTCAGACCACTCGAAATTAGGAGTGATTCGTCCCATACGATCCCAAAATTTGTGATTACTAACATATCCTCTAGGAATTGTCATATTTATTTACCTCCCTTAATCTATTCAGCAGTTTTATCTTCTTTTTTTGCTGAAAGACTATCAAATGGTACGATTTTTGGATCAATAACTTTTAGCCCTACCATTTTACCATAAAGTCTTTTTGCGTTTAGTATTTTATCGTCATTGATAAAATCACGAATATTTTCAATAGCCGAGATAGCAGATTGAGACAGACCATCAGCAAGTTGCTTATTATCGATATCATTATTATCGGTAGGGTCATCTACTGTTTCGCTCGGGTCTGGAGTGTTTGGCATGCCATCATTCATTTTAGACATAACATCTTCGATTTTAAAATCTGCCATAATAACAGGTTTCTGTTCTTCAATATTAGCATCTTTCAAAGAATCATTAGCAATTTCAACACTTTCAAACTTACCATTAAGTACTCCAACTAACGCCAAATGATCTTTTTGGGCGGCAGTCAAAGATGCTCCAAGTTCTACATATTTGTCAACTTGTGCCATGTAATCAGCAATTTGAAATCTAAGTTCTTCACGCAATACATTTAGTTGATTATTAAGTTCTTCATTTTGTTTAATAGAGTCATCTAAAGCTTGTTTGTTCTTTTTAGCTTCGTCTTCATGTGCAGCGCATTTACCACAAGGTCTATCTAATTTCAAGTTTCTTGAAATCATTTCTGCTTCTGCCATGTTAAACAACTCTTTAGTTTCGTCGTCATTCAATTTACCAACCAGTTCACATGTAGGTAATTCAAACTTATCTTCTTGTGGGTCTTCTACAACAGCTTTATCTTCTTTTTTACTGTCGCAACCAAGAGCTTTAGCCTTGCGATCAACACAAGCAAGAATTTCGTCTTTATTACCAGGTCCTTCGTAACGACCAATTAAACGACGTGCCGCAGTAACATGTGCACAATCAGGAACCGGAAAAGAACGATCAGGACCACAAAAAGTTGATTTAGACAGTTTTTTACGCTGTTCTGTACTCAATTTTGCATCTGCCGCTTCCCACTCTTCCGAGGTAATAAGCTCTTCATCAAGCATTGCTTTAAGCTCAACTTGCATCTCATCACATATAAGATCTGAATCAATTTCCTGATTGGCAGGTTTTTCTACTTTAGGATCTGCCATATTTTCTTCCTCCTTAAAGTCTCTAAAAGAATAAGCAATATTACTTGGTCGTTCTTCAGAGGTTTTATTCCAATTGTCCATTGAAATTTTAAATTCTTTGTTTGAGTCTTGGTGTCCAATAGCAATCTGAGTGAGTGGATCGCCATCAAAAACAACAAGACTTACTTCGTCATAATTATGGACACCTGGAATGATGCCACAAATTACTCCATTGTCATCTTCTTCTCCGTCAGTATATTTGCCGCCAGGAGAGTGATCACAAAATCCTTCTTTCGCAAGATTTTGACGACATTCAGAACAATAGGCTTCGCCAGGAGACCTAAAAGAAGTAGACACTGCGTCAAATCTTCCGTCTTGGATCTGTTCTATTGTTTCTTTGTCATATATAATACCTTTAAGTTTAATATAACCGAGTCCTCTCCAGTTATCCTCAAAAGGTATACCAGATTTTAATAGTTTTCTAGATGCTTTGATTTGGTCATTGATAGAATTAGAACTATCAAGCAAAGTAAGAACATCTTTGTTGTTAGCTAAACCCTCAGGAATGGTAGATATATATTCTGCACCTATGATAACACCAACAGGATCAGCACTTGAGTCGTGATGTTTTAATATTTTTGCTGGTTTATTGCGTTGTATAAAAGTTTTAGCGCCATCTTCCATTCGAGACGGAAGATAAAAACGCAAATTGTCATTAAACAAAGCAGAGTGTGTAGCTTCAAAAGTAACTTCTAATCCTTGCCGAACCCGACCTTGCGAAGAAAGATCATCGCTAGAAGTTTCAATTAAAGAGTCTTTCCATTCTGTGATTTCTTTATCTGTAGGCTTTACAACCTTAAAATAATCTCTAAAGAGACTAAGATCTTTAGGCATAATTGTACAATCCTCCTATTTTATTTAGTTACCTGCATAGTACAAGTACAATGTGGATGCAATGGTGGCAACTCTTCGTAAATTATAGCATCAGTAGATTTGTATTTCAAAGCGCCGCCATCACAAATATTACATGGATGGTCACTATTTCTAATAGAACTAATCTCTTCGAAGTTATTTAATCTATATCCACTACATAGTCCATAGTTATATGCGCGCATTATTTCACTATTGTCAATCATATGAGTTCTGTGTTCTAATGCATCAAAAACCAGACCAACAAATACTGCATCTTCGGCTTTTAAATTCTTGTTTTTTGTAGTATGTGATTTTATATTTTTAATTAAATGGTCTCTAAGTTTGTATGTGTATTTTTCAACATGATCTTGAATTCTGCCATCAATCTTACTTATGTTTACCTCATAAACAATATGACCAGTCTCTCTTAAGCCAGCCCTGTATGCCTGTTTACATAAACTAAAAAGCCTGTCTCTTGCTTCTAAGAACGACATATTTATAGAAAGAATAAGGTTATCCAAAGACACCCCATTAGTACGTACAGTATCTACTATATCTGTTTTAATACTTGAATATATAGATCCAAGTGGAGATTGTTGTTTATAGACAAAATCCAGTGCATCTTTGTTAACTTTGGCAGTTGGTCTTTTCCCGTGTTGGTTTGCCGGTTGGCTTTTATTGCTTATAGAATTACCACCAGAAGATGTATTTTGTTTTGCACGAGAAGCAGATTCTGCTTTTGCAACTTCTGTATGTGGCTCATCAACAGCTTGAATAAGAGCTTTGTCTCTTTCTATTAGGCCATAGTTGGTATTTGCCCAGTCGCCATCACCTGCTGTAAACATAGTGCTTTTGTCTTTGCTAGTTGGCCAACCATCTCCTTGAAAAGGTTCTCTTCCAAGTTCTTGTCTAAGTTCAGAATGCGTAATTGCGTTTTTAAGGAATAAATCTACATAATGATTTTCTTTAGCTTGTCTAGCCTCAAAATCTATCTCTTTAAATTTAAGGGTAACTTTAAATTCTTTGTCAAACAAAGTAGATTCTGGAAACGAAGACTCAAGTAATAACTCTTGTAATACATGAGAGTAAAACTGAGAGCCAAATTCTTTTTGATTAGCCTTTGTGTCGTCAATAAGGTTTCTTGACATTGTTTGAGCAGTAGAACGATTAGCTGTTCCACCCTCTCCCATGTCTACAGAAGAAACACCAAGACCAGTAAAAATTCTTTGTTTAAAATGCTCAATTACTTTATCAACAGCAATAGGTGGAGATGAACCCTGTAGCGGAGTAATAGCGTGTCTTTCTGGAGTCACCCAACAGCCATCAGATGGCATAGCCTGAACAGCAGCTTTTACTATATCAATTTCACTCTGGCCATCTGAAAACATAGCAGCAGGTGCATCAGATGTACCAACCTGATAATGAAACAAAGGGAAAAGGTGTTGGTATACAAGAAGCTCAACATTTTCTTCTATTCTGCGCAATGCACGAATATCATCTTTAACAGGGACAACATCTGGAGTTCCAACAGAATAACCTGGACGTTTTTCAAAGTGAAAATGAACAACATCTTCTGGCTTGAACTCTTTTGTTACTTTTCCATATACTTCTTGTTGGTACTTATGTATTTTGCCATACTCATCTCTTTTAAACCTTACAGTTTCAGACGGCATTAAGAAATATCCAGCAATTGGATTAAGTTTCTTGCCAGACGGAAGCACACGAACTTTTCCACCAGAAGCAGATTGTTTACGTACTTTTACCCAAAAAGCGTTGTTAGTTCTTATCAAAGAAGCTACAGTATCGGAAATTAACATAGGAAATGGAACACCAGTTGCGTGCTCCATTTGTTGAAATCTTTGTTTAATATATCTAATTCTATTAATATCAGAACTAGAAAAAGAATAACCCTCTTTAAGGAATAGGTTCTTTTTTACTTTGAGTGCACGTTTATAATAAGATTCAGTATCTAAAATACGACCAGTTTCAACTAAGTCCCATTCTGAATTTTCCCATCTTAAAGTAGGTGCTCTTCCTCTTCCAATATTTGAGGTGTATACTTTTGTTGGTGGCGGCAAAGCCACTGGAATAATAGATCTTTTCTCTGGAACCTTAAAACCATTATTTTCACTCTTGGGAGCGTCCTGGTTTTGTTCAGGTTTGTTGTTATCCATTACCGCCAGTTCTCCTCTCATATTCAGCTATAAATTCTCTGGCACTTGACAAGTCTTCAGCTGTCATATCTTGCAAACAATTCTTAATAATAATACCTGATTCGACAGTTTTTTGCTTAACTTCATTTGTTTTTGCGCTGTTATCAATAGTTCCAATCCCACTATTAATTCCACTGTTACTGTTTTCTTTTGAGCCAACTGTTTGTTTTGTATCTATTTTCTTATTACCGTTGGGTGGAATAACTCTTATATCACCATTATCTAGTACTTCAAATTGTGTAGCGCTTTGTTTGTTCATCGTGTCTTCTAGGATAAATTTCATTTGTTGCACATCTAAATTACTATTAGTGCCACACTTTAGGCCATTTTTAGAAATTGCTTTAAGGATAGATTTTATTACTAAAATCAACTGAATAATGCGAGACCTAATAACAGAACTATCTGATTTTTTGCTCATCCACCCAAAGTCAGTACCTAAAAGGTCATAGATCATTTGAATAGCATAATCAAACCAATCTTGAACATACCTAATAGCACCCTGAGAAATGTTGCGCATCTGAACTATAGAATTAACAAGTGGTTCTGGATCAAAATATCTTTTAGCTTCTTTTACAGTGCTTTGTTTTTCTGGAGGATTGTTCTCATTGCCTATAGAAAATTCTTTGCTCCATTTTTCTGATTGTGGAATATCATCTTTACTCCACCTTGTGCCGTCACGTGGATTACCACGCTTTAAAGGCGGTGGAACTTTGTTTCTTTTGTTTCTATCTTTTCGTTTAAGATCGGCCCACTTCTGATCTCTTTGTTCTCTTTCTGCTGTAGATATAGATGGTTTCACAGATTCTTTCATTTCATCAACAGCAAGATCTGTTTCTTCTTCTGGCCACTCTGGTATTGTTGGATTATATTTTTGACCATCAGGAGTATTGAATCGCTCCATCTCACCATTGGCCCATTGTCTTTCTGTGGGTTCTACGCCAGCGCCAACATCACTAGAAAAGTTTTTATGTGTTGGAAGTGCAACACCAATATCTGCTTCTGCAGAAACAGATGCCTGGCTGAATGGGATCTTTGCGTTTTGTGCTAGTATAATAACTTCATTAATATGATCTACAACACAAAGCATTGGAGCAATAAGCATTTGTACTAGTTTATCTAACCATTGTGCTAGAGCATCTAAAAATGGGCTTAATATTGCGCCGACAAGATTAATAATGAAATCAACATTAAATTTAACATCTAAGTTTAATTTTGCTAGATAATTTGTTAATAGCGCTAACATTGCAAGAAGATCTTGTGGACACAATCCAGACAACAAATTCAATAGTTCACAAATATCTAAATACATTCCAGGATCTTTAAAAAGATCACGTATCTGATCTAGGATATCTGTGCGCATTTTAATATTTAAAAGATGAACCTCTAAAAGATCACCATCTGGAAGCAACCCATCAAGATCCAATAATCTATCAAAACAAGGTATACATTCTGTAAGAAGCTTTCCTACTTGCTCACCTTTTGTTTTTGCAGATGTGTCAGACCCAAAAATCTTTCTATAGTCAAAATCTTGTTCTCTAGATCGTAATCCATTCATAAAAGCGTCTGGATTATCCATAGAGTTATTCCAGAAGTTCAATCTATCATTTGCTTTATTATTGGCTGTTGTGTATGCAGGGTCTTCTTTCTTAACTCCAGAAGCCTGATGCATACCTGGATAATACCCCATCTGCTCTCTTACTCGTGTAGAAAAATTCCTAGTGGAGTAAACATCTTTATAGTGATAAGCAAGGGCGTAATCTTCTTCTGCCCAATTGGCAGCTTCTACTTCAAAAGCCCTAACTATTAAAGCATAATCTTGTTGTGCCAACGGATTCTTTTTGTTAACTCTAAGTTTAACTTTTACTGTTTGACCATCAGAAGAAGCAATAACTTTCTTCTCGTTGGTGCGCACAACATTTTTATCATCAGTAAAACCCATTATTCGGTAGCTTTCTTAACTGGTTCTGTAAGGCTATCTACTGCTACTCCACCAGCACGTTTTTTAGCTTCTATCTCAGCTTTTAAAACTTGAGATTCAGCATGAGGTGTACTTCCATTATATGTAGGCTGTACGGTACCCTGTCCATTCCCAGCAGCAGGAGAGGTGGTTGACCCGGTTCCAGCAGGAACGGCAACCTGGACAGCCTGACCTGGATTAACAGTTACTGAGGTCTGTACTGGTAAGTTACTAGGCAACATCATTTGCTTTGCGTCTTTACGTGTGACAAAATCACCAAGCAACAAAGGAAACAATTTATAGTAGCCTATTTCTACCTGATAGGTATCATACGCCTCTTGGTTAATTTCATCTATTACCATCATTATTAGGTTCTCCTGTGTTATTTGCAATTTTACCTAATTCTTTAACACATATTTTATACATATCAAAAGTAACTTCTTCGGACCGTATGCCAAATACTCTACCTATTGCTTCTATAACGCTTAAATGTTGCCCTGTATTAAGAGGTACTTTTACATTTTTACATCTTTCTTCTATTTCACCCTCAAGTACTTTTGAGTCTTCAATTATTTTAGTATAACCATCAACAACTTCTTTTGCTTTTCTTCTCCTAGTGTCCAAACCCTCTTCTTCTTCGTTGGGAACATTAGACATATAAGGTAATAATACTTCACGTGGATTCTCTGGAACCCACTGAACACCAGCATTTTCACTTAATAGATTTTGATCATCTGTATTCAATAATTTTTTAATATCCATTAGATTATACCGCGTTCTCTGTAAACTCAACCTTAAGAACTATATCGCTTTTGTTTTGTGCTGGGCTATTCGGCGGGCAAGAAATTAAATACCAAAACGGATAATAAGTAGCATTATCACCAGCAACACTAGATCCGATGTTATCCATATGAATATGATCTCCCCAGTCAACATCTCCCCATTCAGCATCTGTAGGTTGATCTCCACCTTTATTTATCTTTACGCCCCATCCAGTTTCTGTGTATCCAACATCACCATAAGGATTAGCATCTACCAAATCAACAGGAGTAATAACAATATTTGAATACCATTTGGTTAAATCATCATTACGCAAATACAACGTGACAGTCTTTTCGTCTCCATCTTTACCATCGTGCGTTGTTGTTATGGGATTTGTAGTGTCTCCATCAGCTGTAGCTAATGACATATTTCCATCGGAATCTCTAAAATATATTCCCAAGCTCATGTTATCCTCCTAGATATTAGAACGTGTAGGTCTATTACTGTGTATTTTTCTTCTGCTTTTTCTACGCTGTAAATATTCTTTCATTCTCTCTTCTTCTTGGTCAGTGTCCCAACCTAAACGGTTTGTATTCATTCCTAAATGATTATCCACTCTTCTGGCTTGATTTGCAAGTATATGTTTTTCTAAATCTGTTTGTTCTACTCCACCATCAAGTCTTCTTTCTTCTGGTCTGGATAATCTTTCTTTTCTTTCCTCCGCAGTAGAGGCTTTTTGGTTTCTCTTTGTACGCGGATCAAGAACTGCACCAACCTGTGTATTGACAACAGTAGCATGTAAGTCACTAAATTCCAACTGAAAAGCAACAATTGCCAAGTTAAGAGCGTCAAGCCTATGATCCATAACTTTTGGATCTTCAGTGGCATAAACAGGATTACCATTTGGAGAAATACGATCAACAATATAACTTCTAAGTTGTTTTTCTAATTTGTTGTCATATGATGATATTCTAATTAGGTTTTGTTCAAACAACCTAACAGAGCAGTTAACCATAAAAGGTTTAGCTGGTTTTTTGGTTTTTTCGTGTGTGATAGGATCTTTGATTTCAAGGGCAGCACCAGCATCATATTTCTTTAATATTCTTAATAAGTTAGCAGTATTTCTATCACCGTTTTTATGTGTGTGTGTCCATGCTGTTTTTCTAAGTAACTCATAATTAGTGCTTCCGTTGCCAGCATCGATATAAATATAATTGGGCATCCACTTTTTGTTCATCTCTAAAAGTTTAGAAATACCAGAAAGCTGTGTAAACTCTGACTTTTCAATATGTTGTGATTCAACAACTTGATATGTGTTTGTAAATGGATTAAACCCAAGTACTATAATTTCAGTACCATATTTTTCATTCCAATCAGTGCCAATAGTATATTTCCAAGAAGCATTTCTTTTTATTGAGTCATATTCATATTTAACAAGCGCACGATCAATATAAGAAGGTTTATAAACACCACCTTCAGATGTTCCCCATTCGGCTAAATATTCATGCTTCCAATCTTCTTCTGTAAACTGTGGCTTCTCTGCCTCTACTTGTTTCCAATGAGGAAGCACCTTGTAAGTAAAATGAAACTCTTTATATCCAGGACTTTCTTCACAAAGAGTATAATATGGTGTTTTAAATCCAGTAGGAGTAGAAAACCCACAAAGACTAGTATTTGGTGTTGTATGTAGAATAGGAAAAATACCACCTCGAAGAGCGGTACCATCTACATAATCCATTTCCTCCACATAAATATCATCAGCGTCCTGACCTCGACCAGCGAGACCTTCCTTCTTGCCTTTCGCTCCTGCGGGCACACCACGAACACGAGAACCATTGCGAATCTTTATTTCATAATAAGGAGCTTTTACGTCTCTTACAACAGAATCTCTTAACATTGGATGTGCAGCAATAAAAGACCTAAGTCTAATAAATATTTCTTCTACGTGAATCTTTTGAGGACCAGTAACAAAAATCTTTTTATCTTTATTAGTAAAAAGCTTATATAGAATTTCAACACACACGCTGTCAGTTTTTCCTGTCCTTCGACCAATACGCAAAACTTTCCTACGTGAAGTGCAACGTAAAACATTCTCTTGGTACCAGCGTGCAATCCAAGGTATATCACCAGGTAACCTAATGAATTGTTTAGCGAATTCTACTTTGTCACGGGTAGCCTTTAACATGTCAAGCTGCTCGTCTGTCATAGTAGCTTCCTCCATAGGAGAAACTAAGCTCTTTTTAATGCCTTTACAAAGTACCATAAACTTTTCGCCAACAGCCTTACCATCAAAAACAAACTTTTCATATTTTTTTAATTGCGTGCGAACACACTCGTGACACTGAGGGATTACCTCATCTACATTAAAGGGTAGTTCTAATTTTCTAAGATCTGATAATTCATCAACCATAAATCACCTATTGGTGCAACATCATACCTTCTTTACCAAGCATAGATCTAGCACTCATCATGCCTCTATTCATTGCTTGTAAAGATTGTTGTCTCATTGTATGTGCACCTTCCGTCATAAATGCAGTTTGATCTCCAACCCAACCAAGTTGTCTTCTATTTCGTTCGTTTTGTACTGCCTGATCAGCAGTAGCAAATGTTGCATCTGTAGCACCACTAAGTGCAGCACTACCAGCAAGACCACCACCGAAAAACCCAACTGCTCCACCAATAAGTCCACCTGCTACTGCCCCTACTGGGCCTAAGAAAGCACCAAGAGCAGCACCAGCTGCAGCACCAGCTCCAAGTCCTGCCTTACTACCTATTTCAAATCCAACAAGCCCAGCAGCGCCAGAAATCATTGCTTTGCCTTTCTCGTAAGGGCCACCAGGTGTTGTAAAGGCAGGGGCCACTACAAATGCGGCACTCATTGCTGGGCCTGCAACTTTACCAAGTTTTCCAAGCATTCCGGCTTTTGCGGCACCTTGTTCTGCTGATACAAGTGCTTTGGCTATTTTCTTATTGCCAGGATATTGCATTTGCATTTTTCTTAAGTTGGCAATATGTTGTGTGCTTCCAGGTTTATGTGTTCTGCGCCAAGGAGACTTTAATGCCTCTCCAGTAGTAGGAGCAAATATAGTTGCAGCGAGCCCGCCTCTAGCGTAACTAGACGAAAAATGTCGCTTTCCAAAATCTTGTGCCTTATATCTAGGATCAACTAAACCAGAAGGACTTGAGCCAAAATTTTCTTTAAACCATTGCATAATTATTTATTCCTGTTGCTTCGTAGCATAGAGCCACCTATATATGCAGCAGAACCAGCGCCAATTGCACCCATTGCATATCCACCATATTTATTAACAGCTGCTACGTTATTTCCAATAAATCTATTAGTTGCTACCAGTCCAGCACCGACAGCATTACTTGCTCTAAAGATAGAACCTCCACCAACACCACCAGCAGCATATCTTCTTGCTCCCATACGAGATCCAGCGCTAGCCATTCTAATTCCGGCTCCGGTTGCTTTACGTGCCAAATGAGCAATGCTAGTTCTTTGGTTAGCAGTACGTGCAGTATTTCGAATACCGCGACCAGCAGAAACAGTAGCACTGCGAGCAGCAGAAGCACCACGTCTTGCTAGTTTTCCAGCGTAATAACCGCCTACTCCACCAGCAAGAGCACCAGCTGTGGCACCACCAAGGATATCTCTCATATCCCCGCCTTCCCAGGCTTTATAGGCACCTCCAGCAGTACCACCGATCATCATTCTTCTCATAAAACCCATATATAAACACCCCTTATTTAAAGATACATATACATATTGTATTATACACTATTTTGTAGTAGCACTAAATCTACGGTGTTTTCTACCACCGTTATGGGCAGTACGGTAGCCAATACCAACAGCCTCTGTGCTAATCTTACGGAATTTTTTTATCCTTGCTGTGCGGCGAGGATCTTTAATATGTTTACCAACTGCTGTCTTCTGAGATATCATCTCAGCAGCTTGTGGTTTAATATTACCAGCTACCTTTGTTTTTGCAAAAGCATCAGCGATTACTTCTGTCCTAGCAGTAGCATTAATAGCAAAATCTGTTTTTGCCATAGAACTAGCGGCCAGTTCAGTTTTACCAACAAGATTAAAATCTATTTCAGTTTTTCCAGCTATGTTGAAATCAGGTTTTGTTCTAGCAAAATTCAGTGCATCACTTTTGGCCACGCCGGGATTATTTTTATTATAGTGGCTTATGGCATCTCGTCTTACTTGAATAAGTTTATCAAACTGATTATCTACAGATTGCATTGCATTTTTAACCCATTCAGTATTGGGATTTTTAACAACATCAGAAACACCAAGGTCGATAATAGCAACTCTTCCTTTGCCTTTGTCCCACATGATATTTCTATGCGCTATATCTTTATGCAGCACACCTTTCTTAGCCATCTCTTTTGCTTCTCGACGCGCTTCTGCAATAGCAGAATCAGGTAAACTTATACCTTGTTTATTAATTAACTGAAACGCATCTTTGCCAGACATTAGCTCCATGTATAATATATCTTTATCAGAACCATACGCTGTAGGAGTAATACCATGTCTACCAGTTTGTTTTAATGCCTTAACTTCTGTTATGAAACTTTTTTCAATCGGTTCCATAATCATTGGTATGTCCCCAAAATTCTTTCTTGTACTTTCTAGTATTTCTTTTCGGGCATATGAAAACTTCTGACCACCTACAACTGTTTCATATTGCCAAGTCTCTCCAAAACCACCTTCACCAAGTTTTTTGACTCTTTTGCCTTGTCTAAGAGATTCTTGAAACATTTTGCTTTTAATAAGATCGTCTGTATTTTGCCCAAGAGCTTTGGCTAATCCTTTGACGGCATCATATTTAGAACCAAAATCGCTTATGTCTTTTATTGATCTAGCACCAAGGCTATTTTTTGCTCCAGGATGTAATCCAGGTTTAGAATTATAACTATCGCCTTTCTTTAATCCTTTGTTAATAGACTTGTTGGATTTTAATTTAACATTGTTAAATACTTCACCATAGATCATAGCTGTTTTCTGTTGGTAATATTGTTTTTTTAAAGCACGTTGTTGTTCAACAAGAACACCACCGCCACCTTTACGTATTTTACTTTGTACTCTCCGCAATTCTTTCACGGTATTCATCATTTGTTCTGGTCTTACAGGTCCATAAACATCAATACCTTCACTCTTGCGAAGCAATGCAGCTACTTCCATTCCTTCTTTGCCAAGCTGTTTCGCGTATTTAGCTTCTTCTTTGATTACTTGTGGCGACCAGTGTGAACCAAATTTCATCTTTGCTAACTCTGCAGGATCAGAGCCGAATGCTTTCTTGACACGAGTACCATATTTTACTTCTGCAATTTCATGATAGAGACCTATTTCTTCAAGCGTTTTAGTATATCTACTATATTTCTTGCTGCCATATTTAATTCCGCCTTCCTTAAGGACATCGAACGCAAACATTTTTACATTACCAGGATATACAGTTCTGCCTTCGACAAAAGACAATGGTCCAGCTAATCTCAAACGCTCGGCGTGTGTGGCGATAGCTTCTTTAGAGGCTCCTTTACCAGCAACAGCCGAAACATACTCTTCAATTGTTTTAACGACAGTAATATCCTCTTGTTTGATAATATTTTTTAAAGAAGGTTTTTTCTTTCTAAATACTTTTCCTACTGTATTAAGCAGTCTACGCCAACCAGAACCAAACTCAGTTAATTTTTTCCTTGTGTTTTCAGCCATCCCTCCATGGCGAAGACCTTCAATAGTATTGTGCTCATCGTCAGATCCAGAAAATATATTATATCCGAGTACTGCTGCAACACCAGCTGTTAGTCCTGCTACTGCCATACTTAGTTTGCTCTTTTTATTTGTTAGTGCATATTTAAGCCTGCTTCCAACAAGAGGATTTGAAATATTCCCAAATGATCTTTGGGCTTCAACTATTTTTAATTCTCCTTGTTTTGTAAGTGCAATGTCCAATGCGCTGATTTCATATGGCAAATATACGGAAGCTTTTGAGGCGAATTTCTCTAGTCTTTGTTTCATTTTTTTATCAAAGACAGGTTCTATAATTTCAAAAGGATTACCTTTAAATTCACCTTTGTCGGCCAAATCTTTCATTGCAGTATAGCCAAACTTCTTTATTGTTTCTCGTGTTTTTGGACTGCCGAATCTATATGTTGTATGTATGGGTAGGCCACCCGCTGTAACTACACGATACTCTTCAGCAATATCTATTTTTGGTTGAACTAAATATTTTGTTGGGTTCCAGGCAACCTCTTCTTGGATGTCCATAGGAACTTTATCCATGTTAAGCCATACACCTTTTCCAAGTGCAGCATAATTTTTCTTTAAGACTATATTCTCTAGGCTACCCCCAGCTCTTTCTAAAAATTCCTCTGCCGCTTCGTCTCCTATAAAAAATTCACCAGCTGGCATTGTTTCTATATGTAGATTGCTAATTCCACGTTTTTTTAACAGTTCCCAGGTAGCTAACTTGTCATTGCCAATATCCCAGTTACCAACGTTTAATCCATGTTTTGCAATCTCTTCTATTTTTTCAGATCCAGAATGGACGTATGTAAGACCCTTGAATCCCTTAACATCACCTAAAGAAGAAGTTGGGTTGATTGGTCCGAAAAGAAGATTCATTGTGCCCCTGGCAACTGGTTTAAGTTTTTTCCTATTTATTCCGGTAAAATCTTTAAATGCAAATGGGTCGTATGTCCTAAGTCCATGTTTCGTTCCAATCTTTCTCATTCTTTTAAGTTCTGGATACCGTGACATCTCTTTCTTGCTAAATGGATATATTAACTTTGAAATGCCTTTGTATGCGCCAAAACCACTAATACCTGCGGCACCCGCACCAACAAAAGAAAACTGTTTAGTTTTTTCTTTATTTTCTCCTTGATACCCAGAACCAAAATCAGTTAGCTTTTTCCTAGTGTGTTCAGCCATCCCTCCGTGGCGCAAACCCTCTATAGTATTATATATATTGTCAAATCCAGTTTTTGCGACTTTTACTGTAGAGTCATATCTGTCTTTTAAAGTATTTTGTACTTCTGTAGAATACTCATCTATATAATCTAAATATTCATATGGAAGTTCGCCCATGAGACGTTCTTCCATTGTAGCTGTCTTTCCTTGAATTTTTCCTTTTGCGTAGTAATAAAGCCCAGGTATGCCTTCTGTAATAACATGTGGTAAGCCTGCAATAAATTTACCAGCAGTATCGACAAAATCAGATTTTTGTCTTTTGGCTTTTTCAACAAGCATAGTAGAAGAATGATGCTCATCTTCGTGTATTGTCCAGTTCTCTTTAAATTCATGAAGATGATGTTTTAAATCTAAATGCCTAAAACTTTCTGAAGAAAGCTGGCCAGTTTCTGGGATTGCTATTTGTACAGGAAGAAAACCTAATTGACCAAGTTCTTCTTTGTTTATTATTTTTTTAGGTATTAAAATACGTTTGTGGCCGGTACCACTATATACACCATATTTATCTAGTGCTTCAGTAAACCATTCAAATTGTTTTTCTAATTTTGCTTTTTTGTCTTCGGCGCTGGCAAATACTGAATCTTCTTCGAATAGACCAGAAGATACAGGTTCACTGAATTTATTGGAATAAGATCTTATTGAAGATTTGACTAGGCTTGCAATTGTTGCCACTATTCATCACTGGTCCAATCAGCGTCTATAATTGAAAGGTCTTCTGATACTTTTTCTGCATCAGCTTTAATTTTATCAAGTGATGAGGTATTTTGCGGGAGTTGTTCGTCGCTAAACTTGTCTTTTAGGTCTGCCAAGAAGGTGGAAGCATCTGTTTCTTCTGACTTTTTAAGGGCTGCAGCTTTTTTCCATTTTTCTCTTCTAGTGGCAGACATTGCTTCTAGAATTGACATTCTGTTACGATGGGCTGTTTCTTTTGCGGCCAGCAAAGGATGGAGACTTACTGTCTCTGTGATATTACCATCGCGCTCAATTATGGTACTAGCCAACAATGAGGCGTCTTCTGGGTCTCTCGCGCCAGACAAACCAAGATTAGCTCTATAATCAATAAGATCACACTCTATAAGTTTATTAATTAATGTCATCTCTGATGGACTCTCCGGGTCTATTACAAGATCCTCCATATAGCTTTTAGTAAGAGATTGTATTAATCTTACCTCGTAAAGACACTGCCTTCCAATGGGCCAATTTTTTTCGTCGTGAAATGTACATAATTTATTAAAACACTGCTGCCCAGGACAAAGCATTGGAATTGCAGCACTAACACCGTATTTCATACGAACTACACTATTTTTAAAAGATAACGCCTGTTCTGGAGTAAAAGTAACATTGCTATAATCAGAAAGATCCGTTTTAAGAAAATTAAAAAAATCTGTTTTTTGTAGCTTACCATCAACAAGCTCGTTGCCATCTAATACTAAAAGTTCACCTTTTGGCTTGCCACTACCTGATCCGCCCATATTTATCTCACTCCTATTGTGTTGACATCGTGCTTTAAATAAAAATCTTTATATAAACCATTAGAGATTGTACTGTGATTTGTTATTGACTCTCCAGTCATAGCCAAACGTGTACTTGGAACAGTGTGCATCATTGGAAGAATAGAGCTAGTAAAAAAGTCTACACGACACATGTCGGTACAGTCTATGCATATAAGATCAGCATCTTGACCGCGAACACCCATATGTGATGATGCCTTAAGAATGCGTATGCGTGAACCATTTTTAAAACCTAATTCTTGATATGGTGCCTTGATGCTTCTTGTAATATCATTTTTAAATATTGCACTACGATTAATTATATCTTTAACATTATTAAACATTGAATATCTATCGTATGGTGTACACACAATAACTCTAGCATTAGAATTACAAAGTGCTTCGTATAGCGCCACCCCACAAAGACCAAAAGTCTTGCCCTGTCGTCTAGGTAAAACCAATGCACTTTTTGTACAAATACTAGTGCTTTGTAGGAATTGCAGTTGAGGTCTCATAAAAGTTACATTTAATTTATTGCTAAATTCATCTATTCCAATTGATCTAGTCATTATTCGTAATCCGTACTTTTAATAATCCTACCAACTATATTACCCCACACATCTCTCATTTGTATTTCATCTTTTGGCATATTATCATCATATTCTATTTTAATATCACTAGCCTTAAATGGTACGGTAGACTGATAATTAAATGGCACTGCGCGATCTAATTCTCTAGGATCGCCAACGGTACCACGAATAAAAGCTTCTGCATCAAAATACCTTGCAAATATATAATATGGCATACGTGTAGTAAAGGCACTAGAGTCTATGGATAACCAACCATTGTTTTCATCGTTGTCTACAATGCTATATGCCACCCCATGTTTAAAATGCAAGAAAGGAACAATACAAATAGCAGCTCCACCCTCTGGAATCTTAAATTCACATTTTGAATAATTAGGATGCACGATCCACCAGGACTCGCCTTTGTCACGCGGATACTTTAAAGGATCAACATTTAGTATAATTTTATCTTGCATTTATTTGTGTAGCCTTCCCAGCCAACCATCTGGCAGTTCTGTATAATAATCAAGATTACCCTTGCATTTCCATACATGGTAATCAGCACCAGTAAATTGTACCAAATCTGGAAACAAATGGCCAGGATTTTCTCTTTTAAAATCAATACGATGCGCACCGTTCTTAATTTCATACCCATCAAGATAAGGTTCATATGCCCATAGTGCATCTATGCTTTTAGGATGGTTTAAAACAACTTTAGCACCAACAGACCTTAGGTATGGTAAAACAACTCTTAAAGAAACTGGGTCTTTTGGTCTATGTATATATCCTTCAATGGGGCGATCTGGAATGTTAATAGCTGACACATGGGCAGTATGTTTCCCTATGCGCACATCTAGTTCAGCAAACCTAACTGGATAAACACCGAGGTTCCATACTTTATTCATTGTTTTCTTAGATGCTATGTAACTTCCGTGACATCCGACAGCAATATAATCATATTTTCTTTGTTTTGCCGCCCGACCCAAAATACGAACATATTCATCTCTATATTTAGTACCGTTTCCATTTATATGGGCATGTGACAAAAACTTCATAGTTTATTTCCTCTTCCATTTGAGTACAAACTCATCACAGGTATCACAACAATCTGTAGTTCTTACTTCTACCCATTCGTCGTACTCTTTATCAAGCAAATCTTCTAATTGTTCATGTACATAATCTTGTGCGTTATCAAACTTCTCGCCGTGCAAACAAAAGAACAAATCTTGTCCAATATTTACCTCATGACAATGTTTACACCACCCACAAGTATTTATGATTTTATGTGTTTCTGGTCTCATTTAATCACCATGTTTCATTCTAGTGTATCGTTCTTGAAGAACCTTGTAGAGATCATCTCTATTTGTTTCTACTATTTGTAGGATATACTCTGCTGTCCAAAAACTAACTAATTTATTGATTCTGTCATATTCCTTTTGTTTTGCGCAATTACAAGGATTAGGAGTCTCTCCACACTTATCACATATATAGACAGTGGTATCAGTCATCTACCTTTACCATGTTTTCTAATACACACATGAAGTTTTCTACTTTAGCCATCTCATATTCTACATCCTGATGCTTAAACTTTAATCCTGTCATGAATGGTACAATTACGATGCTCCCTTTTTTTAGAGACTCACCGCACTCTACATCAGGTCCCATATCAATGACCTGAACATATTTACTCTTCTGCTTGTCTTCTTTGGCACTTTCAGGAATGATTATGAGACTTTCTTTCTTTTTCTCTTTAATATCGACCTGTTTAGTAAGTACCCATTCTCCCAGTGGTTTCATCATGTTATTCTCCTTTAATTGAAGTCTTTTTAGTTTTTCTAAAAAATTTTCTTCTTTAAGAATCCGTTCAAGAGTATCTTGTGCTTCCTTTAATTCTCCTGAAAGATCTACTTGTGACATTCCTTTTGGCCCATATAATTGATCCATTAGTTAACTCCATCTTCAGTCGCCAATTGTTTATTACACAGCATGGCAACTTCTTTTAATACTATATCGTATGCCTGCTTAATAAAGTCATGAGCCACCTGTAACTGATCATCTGGCACATCTTGCAAACTTTCTTTTGTTGGCATATCCTCTTTTAGGACACTATTGTAATGTTGAACAAAATCTACCATTTGTAGAATCTCATCTTCCATTTTCTTACGATCCATCTTTGTCGTCCTTACAATAATTATAAATCTTTACGTTTTTTACACGATCATCTATAAAAATACTATCAAGATTACTTTCCAGTTCCTTTATAGTATAATTTTCACAAGTGAACTGTAAAACGCTATCTTTTGCGCTAACTAGATCCAAATCAAAAAACTTAACCTTATGTGCCCTGTCAAGGTCATCAAAGAAGATTGCCTCTGCATCTTGGGCAAATGTACTACCACAAACATTCTCTTTATATTCTTCATCAGTTAAGACCATGGTAACAGCAATTGATGTTTCTTTGGTATCTGTGTCTTTAGTAACAGTCCAAGACAATGTTTTTAATTTACTATCTATGTGTCCATATTTAATGAAAAACCTAATAGTTATATATTTTTTATCCATTATTTCCCCTCATAGTGTTTACCAAAGTTATGATACAGCCAATTAATCTCTAGAGCAATCTTTTCTGCTTGATCCTCTAAAAAGAATGTTTTGGCCATTGCTGCATATCTACAATCTGGCCCATTCTTTTTTATCCAAAACTGGAACTGTTTTAGGAAGGTATTTCTATCGGTCCCCATGGCCTCTACAAGGTCTACTATCTTAGACAGGACCTTGGGGTCAACGAAGTATAAAAGGTTCTCCCTGAGCGCGGCCAGGCGCAGAAGGGAATCATTTCTTGAGTCAGTCATTAGTTTTCTTTCTTTTTGTAGTTGTCACAATAACCCCATGGTGCTACAGCTCTACCATCTGCCCATCTATCCCATATAAGGAAAGGCATAGTACTGTCATCACCATACTGTGGTACTTTAGATTTGTCTATGTTGCAAAAGTATCTAGTTGGAGAAGCCAAGTATCTAACACCAAAAGCATATTTACAATTGCGACAGCAATCCGACTCCCTGTAACTTTCAGGTCTTTTCATTTGTCACCTATTTTGTTGTTGGAATTATTTGGAATGGACGGCTTCAAAGATTTGGTCAAGTTTGTCTTTGATTTCTCCAATATCTTCTTTCTGTCCTTTGAGGTTTTCTTCAATTCTTGAAAAGCTTTCTTTGGGTACGTAACGTTCATTGACGTACTCTTTAATGTCTTTAGTATTAACATAGTCTTGATTTGTTGTAAACTCTTTTATATCAGAATGTTCACTTGAGGCCCATAGGACACAGGCAACTGTAAGACTTATTATGGTCAGCGCGACACCGACCCATTTGGGCCAGGAAAGAGTAAGGGGTTTGTCAGTTAGAGTAATACGTTTCATTAATTAGTTTTCCTCCCCTATGTTAACCCCCACTACATTTACTATACATTTATTAGTATACCATACTAGAAATAGATATGACTTTAGTAAATCCTACAAAGGGAAGATTTGATCGCCGATCAGGAAGAAGTTTTGATATAACTACCAAAAAGGTCATGTTTGGTATTTGATTCAACTATTGGAATCCTAATAGAAAGTACACCACTAGATAGATCAATGAATGATTTTGGCAAATCTAAATCTCCTGAAGTCTCTATAATATAATGAAAACAACTAACAAGATCTTTATGAAGGGTATCATTTTGGATATTGTCTCCTATAATCTTTAGTTTGTTCCCCTCACTAGTTATATGGATACACTTTTGGTAAAACCCTGGAACTACAAACTGTAGTTTCCAACCAACAATATCGAATTTGGTGTCGGTGACCTTGGAAAGAACTGGTCTTTGGTAAAGTTTTTCAAAAAGTTCTTTTGGCATCAAAGGAAAGAACTCATTAAAGATAATATCAGGATAAAGGACTTCCCAGTCTTTGTAACGATAAATTAAGGTTTTTTTGTCTGGAGAAGAATATTCTGTCACTAGTATCTCCCCGTTAAGTTGTAAAAAAAGAAATTGTTATGGTCTATGTGCTGAGGTTAACTAGAGCATATCTTCACCTCCTTCACAAGTTAGGAACTCCCTTTGGGGGAGTTAAGTTAATGTAATAGTATATAGGTATGATTTGGATATTGTCAATAGGTAAGATTAAGAAAGGTTACCAAAAAGAGTTTTAGGTTCTCCAAGGACCTCTTTTTTGAAAGGAATATCTATGGTTAGTAAACCATTGTAAAAATAAACATTGGCATTTTTAGGATCTAACTGATGAGATAATTGAAGTTTCCTGGTAAATTCACTACGGAACTTGTGAGAAATTTTTGAATCAGTATTGTCTCCTTTAATAATAAGGATGTTGTTTTTGGCACAAACTGAGATTTGGTCTTCTGAGAAACCAGCTAAGGCAATTTGTATGGATCTTCCTACAGAAGGAGTAGTGTCATCAAAAGGAGTTTTTCTCATAGGGTAAGAATCCATGGGTGGTTTGGGTTCGGTTGGCCAGTTAAAGAAATAGTCTTCAAGGAAAGATTGTGTGATCATATCGCACCTCCAAATAGTTGTGTGTCCCCAATTGGACGATACTCTTAAATAAAAGAGTATTTTGTAATATTCAAAATATAATCACGAAAAAAGAATCGTCAACAGAAGTTTATCATATAGTGTTGATTTTGGGATAAAAAATTTTTTAGAAAATTTGAAATAAAGAAAAGTTACCCCTAGAAACTCCAGAAAAAAATATATTTTTGTTGACCTAGTTTTTAATAATAGACTCTACGGGGTACCCGAGACGTTCGGAGCCCACGGGGTCAATATGAGTGGGCGACTGAACGCCTTCTTGTGAGGTATGGCACAACCCATACCAACCATGCTAGTTAGGAGATTCTCACTCCAGGCTATCGGCTAGCAATAGGTTAACTACGAGATGAGCTGTTGCTGTGAGATGTTATGTTGTTATGCTGTTATGTTCTACTTACTGGACTGGGTATCATTGTAAGGATGTGTAATTCATCCTGCAATGGTGTATGTGTGTGTGATAGCGCGGCTCCGGAAGGAGGGTAAACTAGATGTAAACGCTCTGAATAGAGGGTAAACTAAACACACACTGCATTGGTACAGATCTGAAATAAGTGACGTACTAGTCAACACCATTGTCAATGCCATGTGTTCTGATACACGACTAGTAGACTCTACTGTATGGGCATGCTTCCATAACATACGTATGTATGTTACCTGGGTGTGCCGCAGCAAGAGACAATGCTAGTTACCCATACTGTCCAGTAGCTAACCTACCCCATGTTGTCATGTGGGTAGCATGTGCAATGCATGCTACCTGCATAGTGTAGTACCTATATGTACCCATGTACACACTATGTGTGTGTATGTGGGTATGTGTATGTAGTATACGCATATATCACGCCCGTCCTGGGCAGAAGGAGTCAGTCATGACTAGTAAGTACCAGACAGACATGTTCGCTCTCACCAACAATGACAAGATTGTTTACTTCCGTCGTGTAAATCTCCACCGTGTGGAGGTACAGCGTGACGGTGGTAGTGGTGAGATGACGCTTGCTGCAGCTCGTGCCCTTTGGGTAGAGCTGGTAGCCAAGGGTTACCACCGAACTGACTAATTGTCGAAACATCTCTGAAAGGAGGTGTCTGTAGGAGATAGCCTCCCTACACTGATGAGATAGGCTAACTAACCAGTAGGTATATATGTACCTACAAGAAGGAGAAGAGACATGACTAAGTTATTCAAAAGAATCGCAAACAAAGTAAAAGGAATATTCAGTAAGGATGATTTTAGTGCGAAAGGTTACCAAAAGATAATTAAGGCACTAAAGGAATGTAACGAGGAAATGGGAGATATGGTTGACCACTATGAAGGATATGTGCCTGTACATGATGATACATGTACGTGTCATAAGTGTTATGAGGATAACCTTGATTATGTACGCCGTGTCGAAGAAGAAAGACTACGCAAAGAAGATGAAGAAGCTTACGCTCATGTATGCAAATACGGATGGATTGAGTAGCAGGCGGATTCACCTCAACCAGGCAGGTAAACACTAGTACCTGTTGGACTCCTCAGTCACGCCTCTTGCTTACGCAAGAGTCGCGCCTTCGTCAAACAACAAAGGACCAGGACTCAGGCACGCTCATTGCATAGCAATGATCGATGCCTTCGTGTAGGGCATGACGCAATGACGTGTCAAATGTACCTGCCAACTAGGCTACATGTATATACCTATATTGGTAAACAGGTAGCCGCAACTATACACAATGTAACTGTGTACCACAGTGGTGCTTCTCTATCAACTGAGCACCCTTGGTGGGTGCTAGTACCTATATGGTATTACTCTGTAGTAGGGTAAAGGTATAGGTGTAACCAACAATGGTGAGGTGTGTCTTCCTCGCCGCGAAAGGAAAAGAACGATGGTATTCTGGGCATTAATAGCAATGGCAGCTGGTGGAGCTAGTCTCTACTTCAATGCAATCTTGTTTGGTGAAATCGAGCGCCTCGAAAGAAGAATTGAGGTTCTTGAAAGTGAGGATGAGTGATGTGGGCACTCGTATGTGACACGTTCGCAGACACCATGTATGTGTTCTATGTGTACATGGCTGTAGTGAATCGACTGTTCGATTTGTTCGAATGGTTGAGTTAATTACAGTGTGGTTGTGCATTACTGTATATTATACATAGGTGGGTTATACAACCCCCTATATAATGATACCTTTATACACAGTAATGTATAAACATAACAACAATTGCCCCCTAAAGGGGCTGTAAAGGAGTCTTTCGTGCCGCGCAAACAACCAATCAATAACAAACGACAACGCTTATCACGTATTAAGAAGAACACCCAAATCACCTCTCTGTTGGACTATAACATAACCAACATACTACACCACCTATCAACAAAAGCCCTCCCCAAGAGGGCTCCTAAGTAGGCATAACCATTAAGAAAACATTCCGTTTCTCTTACTGGGCTGTAGGACAAAATTCTACAGCAATGCCTAGTAGGTTTTACAGTATAACTGTAGTAGGTTTTCTATTGTAATTACAACAGGTTAAGCAAACCTGTATTGTTAAGAAACAACCATTAAAGTCCCCTTGTGGGGGACTAAGGAGGATCAAATGGAAGAAGAAAGAATCTTTATGTTGTTACACAAACTAGTAAATAAGATACGTCTTCAACAAACCCAGGGTTTAGACAGAAATAGTACTGAG